TATATCAGAATTATTAAATATAAATTCAACTGTTGAAACAGAAACAAATAATATAAAAAATGATGATGAATTTATATCAGAATTATTAAATATAAATTCAACTGTTGAAAAAGAAACAAATAATATAAAAAATGATGATGAATTTATATCAGAATTATTAAATATAAATTCAACTGTTGAAACAGAAACAACTAATAGAAAAAATGATGATGAAGTTATATCAGAATTATTAAATATAAATTCAACTGTTGAAACAGAAACAAATAATATAAAAAATGATGATGAATTTATATCAGAATTATTAAATATAAATTCAACTGTTGAAACAGAAACAAATAATATAAAAAATGATGATGAATTTATATCGGAATTATTAAATATAAATTCAACTATTGAAACAGAAACAATTAATAATAAGAAAGAACTTATTATAGAAATGTTTAATTCAAAAAATAATAGTATAGATTCTCTATTTGAAAAATATATACCTTATCATAAAAAAATAATTGATATAAATGACATTATTAATAATTTATTAGAAGATAATATTTATGATCAATATTTAATTAATATTAAACCAGATGAGAATAATGATAAACTAGATGAGAATAATGATAAACCAGATGAGAATAATGATAAACCAGATGAGAATAATGATAAACCAGATGAGAATTATAAACTAGATGAGAATAATGATAAACCAGATGAAAATAATGATAAACTAGATGAGAATTATAAACCAGATGAAAATAATGATAAACTAGATGAGAATTATAAACCAGATGAAAATAATGATAAACCAGATGAGAATAATGATAAACCAGATGAATTATTAAATTTGCCAAATGAAAGCATTTCAAAAGAATTACAAAAAACAAAAAATGATAAAATTATAAATATAATTGATATAAATGATATTATTGATAATGATTTTAATAGTAAATTTTTTAATAACAAATCCGAAAAAATAAGTTATTTTAATGATTGTTATGAAGAAATATATCATACAGAACTCAAATATATAAATGATAAAAATATATTAGAAACAAATGAATATACAATAGAAAAAAGAGACTATTTATTAAAAATTTCTGAATTTTGTGAAATTTATAATACAACAACAGAAAATATTTTTCAAGATGCTAAATTAGAATTTAGGTATTTTTGTTATAGATATATAGAATACTTAAGAAATATCATACTACCTATAATACCAATCAAATCAACAAAAGAAGCAGTTTTAATAGAATTTCGTTGTTTTCCACATATTGAATTTACAATAAGAAATACGATTGATAAATTAGGAGAAGGATGGAGTCATACAATAATTTGTGGTCATATAAATTATGATTTTGTAAAGTCGATTACAAAAAAGATATCAAATAATATTAATGTAATCAATTCACAATATTATAATTTAAATCAGAATGAATATAGTTATTATTTAACAACACAATCTTTTTGGGATTTATTAAATGGCGAAAAAATATTAATATATCAAGAAGATACATGTATATTTAAAAGAAATATAAATGATTTTTTGCATTTTGATTATATAGGTGCACCATGGCATAAAATACAGAATGACACTCCAAATTGTGTAGGAAATGGTGGTTTTAGTTTAAGAACAAAACAATGTATGATTGATGTTATAAATAAAATATCTGTAAAAGATACAATATTTAATAGTTCAACATTAAAATATATGGAAGCTGTAAAACTACAATTTGGACCAGAAGATGTATATTTTTCTATCAATATGCAAAAATATGATATAGGTGTAGTAGCTGATTGGGATTCAGCAAGAGACTTTTCTACAGAAACTGTTTATAATAAAAATAGTTTAGGAGGTCATAATTTTTGGATGTGTGATAAAAACTGGAAAGATAGATTATATTCTAATGTTATAATTCAATTTAAACCAATGTTTATAATTAATGGATTAGAGCATAGAGGTGGATGGAAATATGTATTAAATTATTTAAATGATAATGATTTTTATAATAATAATTCAAAAATTTATTTTTATGATATAATAGAGAATTATTTTATGTTTAGTGATAGACATATAATTGGTAGAAAATGGGCAGGTGTATTGCATTGTACCCCAATAGCACCACCATATTTAGATATTGTAAATATTCAAAATTTATTTTCAAAAAAAAAATTTTTAGATAGTTTACAAGATTGTATATTTATATTAACATTATCAACATATATTATGAATTATTTAAAAAATGAATTTTTAAAATTTAATATTTATGTTGATGTATTTATTATAAAACATCCTGTTATTACTGATAATATAATTCAGTTTAATTTTAAAAATTACATTAAAAATAATAATAAATATTTGATACAAATAGGTCAACAATTAAGAAAAATGACAAGTATATTTTTAGTAAATGAAATAAACAATTACAAAAAATTATGGCTTTCTGGGACAAAAAATTTTGAAAAATGTAAATATTTATTAAATGAAGAAATCAAATATTTAAATATTAGAGATATTAAAATAGATACAATTACATTTTATTATACAGAAACATTTAAAGAATATGATGAATTATTAAGTAAAAATATTGTTTTTATAGATTTATTCGATGCTGCAGCAAATAATACAATTTTAGAATGTATTGTAAGAAATACACCAATTATTGTTAATAAAATAGTTGGTGTTGTTGAATATCTGGGTGAAAATTATCCATTATATTTTAATAATTTAAATGAAATAAAAACTTTAGTAACAACACAAAAAATATTAGAAGGTTATTATTATTTAAAAAATATGAATAAAGAAGATTTACATGTAGAATATTTTACAAAAAAAATAATAACAAATATAACAAAATTAACAAAATCAATTTTAGGAGATTTTAAACCTGAACAAAAATTATTTTGTGCGCATACGCCATATGGTTTAGGTTTAGGTGGAGGTGAAAAATTTATTTTAGATATTGCAAGATATTTTATAATGTTTAAAAATACATACGTAATAATTTTTACAAATGAAAATCAAGATATAATAGAAAAGACTATTGAAAAAATATTACATAAAAATTTTATTTCTTTAATAAAAGTATTACCAGAAAATGAAATTAAAAATTGGGTAGGTAAAATTGATTATTTTTTTAGTATGTGTAACACAAAATTACCAATTATTGAAGGTATGGCAAACAAGATAGAAAATAATATATTCCATTGTCAATTTCCCTTTGATTTAAATTTAAATTATGAAAAAAATACATTATCAGCCTATAAAAATATTATAGTAAATTCTGATTATACAAAATATTTTTATTTAAAATTTACAAATAAATACATAACTAATCAAAATACAAATATAATATATCCAAATTGTTTTGATAAAATTAATATTTATGAATCATATAATAAAGAACCAAATAGTTTTGTTATGATTGGAAGAATATTCTCATATAATCCAAATGCAAATAATAAAAACTTTGATATTGCATTAAAATATTTTGAAAAAATTGAAACTATAGGTGGTGATTATAAGTTATATATTATTGGTCAGAATTATTCAAATAGTTTTTTAGATTACTTAAAATCATTTAATTGTAAAAATGTAGAGTTTCATATAAATGCATCAGAACAAGATAAAAAAAATATATTATCAAAATCACAATATATTATTAATATGGTAGGAATAAATAGAAGTATTGATTATGAATGTTATGCTTATGAACATTTTGGAATATCAATTTTAGAAGGAATTAATTATTGTTGTATACCAATAAGTATTAATGGAGGGTTTCCATCTTGTTATATAACACATGAAATATCTGGTTTAATATTTTATAGCGAGAAAGATTTTTATGATTTAATTTATAATATTATTATAAATAAAAAAAGTCATCATTTTAATTATGACTATTATGATAAATTTTTAGAAAAATTTACATTAGAATCATATAATAATTCATTAGATGAATTATTTATTAATATTTATTAACTATTAATTTTTTTTATATTAAAATTATATGTTTCTTTTATAATACTATTTAAATATTTATTATCATCATCATTTACAAAACTAGAACCAACACTTTGTGATTGTGTATGTAATTCTAAAAAATGAATATTATCATTATAGGTAAATTTATGAAAGTTGGTTTCTTTATTTGGAATATTAAAAATTACTAATAATGTATGATTAGTTATATATTTAGAAAATTTATCATTAAATTCAATTATATTTTTTTTAAATTCTTCATCAATATTACTTATATTTATATATGTTAAAATAAATAGCTTATGTTCTTTTTTATCAAGTAAATTTAAAAATCTATTTACACATTTGATATAATAATTATAATCATCATTATTTCTTGGATCTTTATGATTAAACATATTTAAACCATATTTAATATGTCCACATTGTCTATCATTCCATTTTTGTATATATTCACAATAGAAAGATTTATTTAAAAAACAATTGAATTTATCATTTATACATTCCAAAATTAGATCATGATTTGAAAAAATCCAATCAAAAGGATAAGAACATATTTTTAAACCTAAATCTTTTATAATATTAGCACTATGACATACTGGACCTAATGAACAAATATAATTTATTTCCATATTATTATATTAAAATAAATTATTTTTATTACCTTTACTCAAATTTTCGTTTGCCCATAATGGTTGAAGATTTTTATAATTAAAACATTTACTTTGTTCTTCTTTATCCAATAAATTAAATGAAGCAAATGGTTTTATATGATCAATATGCCATTCGCCGTGATTTTCCCAAGTCATACCAACTTTAAATTTAGCTTCTAAATATCCTCTTAAAAATGGAATAGTACAACCAACTAATTTCATAGTTTTATCACTTTTTATTGCATTTTGATTTTTTATAGCTGATCCTAAACGTGATCTAAGTGTTTTTACTAATTTAAATACTGGATCAACAAGTTTTCTTGCTTTTTCGTATTTAATAATAGTAGCAGAAATTTGTGTTCTATTTTCTTGTCTATATTTTTTTAAACATTCTTTACAATCATTACGTAATTTATCCCAATGATCTTTGTCATAATTATAATTAGTTAATGGTTCCCATTTTTTACATGTACAACATTTTTTCCCAATTATATTATCAATAATTTCATGATTAACACGTTTAATGGATGGTTGTCCTTTACATTTATCAACAATATTATTTTCTTCTTTAATTTTTTCCCATTCAGGACTAGTTGATTTATATATTTCTTTTTCAAGTTTAATTTCAAATCCACCTGTTGTTTTTAGTTCACCTTTAATAACTTTATTAACATTAGCAGCATATAATCCTAATATTTTAGCTAATTCAAGTTGTGAGTTAAATTTTTGCCACACATCATTAGTATTAGCTTTCCTAGCATATATAATATCAATTTCTTTATTGTCTAATTTTTTTTCATTATAATTTTTATTATATAATGATACAGTTTCTTTATTTTTTTCACGCCAATCTTTAGAAGCTTGTCTACATATTGAACATGTTTTATACTGTTTATTATTATCAGTATAATTTATAGCATCTTTATCTTTTTTACATTTATTACATTTAATCATATAATATAATAAAATTATCTCTTTAAGTATTTATAATTAATTAAAAGAAACTATTAATCATCAGTTACATAAAATAATTTATTTTAATGTTGTATTTTAATAAATATAAAATAAAGTTAATATTTTTATGATATAAATACTTCCAAAATTATTAACCTCCTCTAAGTCGGAGCACGAGGTGTATTGTTGACTCTTTTTGTATATTATAATCTTGAAGAGTTCTACCATCTTCTAGTTGTTTTCCAGCAAAAATCAAACGTTGTTGATCAGGTGGTATTCCTTCTTTATCTTGAATTTTTTGTTTTACATTTTCAATATTATCAGTTGGTTCTACTTCTAGTGTAAGGGTTTTACCTGTTAATGTCTTTACAAAAATCTGCATAAATTTATTTTACCAATCTAATGATTTTAATTATCAATTTTTTTATATTATAAATCTAATGGTATAAGAGAGTTTATCAGATTTTCTGTATTGTTAAGATTATTCTTAATTTCTCTATATTTTCTTTTATATTTGAGATATTTTTTTGTAAAAAGTTTAAGTTGATTTTTAAGAAATAATATTTCATTTTTAGGATCGTAACATATTAAACTATTATTTGATATTGTTGTAATATGTTTTGCTAATATTCCACAATTTAAATTAGTTTTAATATTAAAATAATCTCTAATTTTAAGATTAATACGTTGATTAAATAGAATAATTTTAGGATTTTTTTGTGAATGATTTATAAATAATTTATAATAATGATCTTTAAAATCTTGATCTATAATATTATATAAATAATATATTAATTTACCAAGATCTTTTATATCATCAGATGATAGTGATATAGGATTAAAATAAATATCATTGATTTTATAATCAAATAATAATAACCAATTAATAAATTCATTTTCATAATTAAAATAACTAAACATTTCATAAGGATTTAAAATTATTAACTTGATTTTATTGTCATAATTTTCAGGAAATATAATTTTATTTAACTTATTTTGATAATATACTCTTTTATTTTTAACAAGAATATTTAAATATAATGTTTTATTTAAAATATTTGACCATGATAAAGAATTTGCAATTTCAATTATAAGAAAATTATTTCTAAAATTATTTTTGATATTATTTAATGTTACACTATTAATTATATTTGATAATAATTCATATGTAATTGAATTTTCAAAGAAAAAAATTTTAATAAAGTTTTTATACAAATTATCATAAAAAAATTTAGGGTTATAAATATATTCATCACTTGCATTTATGATTTGATAAAACATTTTTAATATATTAAAGTATAGTAATTTAACTTTTATTGGTATAATGTTACTTAATTCATTAATTAAATAAAATTTATTTTCATTGGGTTGTTTATTATTTATGTTTATTAAATCTTTAAGATTAAATAAAGAAATATATAGAATATTGTCAAAAACAAATTCAATTTCAAATTTATTAAATTTAATTGGAAAATTATAGTTATTAAATAAGATTTTTATTATTGATAAAATATCTGTAAGTTTTGTATATTTTTTTACAATAAATTTAAAAAATGTTTGATCATAATTATTATTTTCTAGTAATTGCATATCTATTTCATCAGTTTTATTTAGTAAAAAATATAAATTACTTTTAATTGGTTTATCAAAAAAATATAATAATATTTTATAATTATGTACATGCTCAAATGTGTTATCTATTTTATTAAGAACATTTGAATATGTATCTTTATTATTTAAAAGTAATAAAAAAATATTTTGAATTGATAAATTAATATTTGGTATATAATGGTATAATTCATATTTATAAAAATCAAATTCAATATTATTTGAAATGATAATTGAGTTTATTATATTATCAATTTTGATTAATAAATATTTTTTTTGATTAATTTTAATAAAATATTTTTTATTAATTTCAATTCCAGATATATCATCAATTTTTTGATTTTTTTGTAATTTTAAATGTTCTAAAATATTATATTCATTACTTAAAAAAATACTATATTTAATACTTTTAATTATATTTGCAATACTAATAATCTTTTTTAAGATAACATATTTATTTTGATATTCTTTTATATTTTTATTTGTAAATAAAGGAAAGTCGTATAATAAAAAGACACTTGCATTAACTAATAAATTAGTTAATTCCCATAAATGTTTTAAATAAGAATCAAAATTTAAAAAATTATTTTGTTGAATCATTAAATTATATTCATTATTTATATTTTTCCAAATATGTGAAACATTATTTTTTAAATTATTAAAATTTAAAAATGAGTAATTAAATTTATATTGTATTTGTTTATTTATTTCTGAAAAAAAATCATCTTTTGCAGAAAAATCCGATATTGTTAATATGTTAAAAAAATTATATGTAAATATTAAATCATTAAAAATAGTTATTTTTAGAGGTAAAAATATATTAAAGTGTTGTATACAATTAACTTTGTTAAAACAAATTATTTTAATAAAATTTATTTCTAATAAATTATCATATAATGTTAATATAAAATGATCATTTTTTTTTTCAAGTCTAAAAGAAGATAATATAATTTTATTATCTTCAATAATTGGTAATTTAATTATCATAATAATATATAATTAAAAACTTTCTTTAAATTAAATGTTTTTAGCAATAAATTTATAAATAATATTTTTGTATAATGAAAAGTTTTCTCGCCACATTTTGGATGCATCAACATTTGCAGGTGATTCAAAATTTGGTGAATCTAACATTGATATAATACTCATTATTACAGAATTAACACTATGGGATGGATTCCATCGTTCATTAAGTGATTCATAACCATAAATATCAGTACCTTCATGTAATATTGAAATACAAACTTTACCATCTGGATAAATATTTGGATGAAATAAATTATCAATAAATTTAAAAATTGGTGCTTTATTTGGATATTCTTTAGGAAATTCCATAATACATTTGATAATAGCACCTTCAAAAATAGTTTCAGAAGGACCTAAAATTAGAATATTCCATTTTAAAAAGTTTTTTTTATCTGGTTCAATACTATAATAATAATTAGGATCTTTTAATATTTGAATGTATTCCATTTGCAATCTTTTAATAGCTGACATAAAATTATGATTTATTAATAATATATTAAAAAATCAAATTTTTTATTTTTTAAGAAATAATATTGATGTATCATATGATAATTTATTCATAATTGTTAAACCTAATTCTTCATCAAATTCAATTGGATCAGAAATAAAATATTTATTCGCTTCTTTATCTTCTAATTGATAAAATTTAGTATTATCACTTAATAATTGTTGTACATCACAAAAATTAAATCTAATATTTTGTCCAATACTATCAGTACAACATTCATATTTTGGTATTAAAACAGGTGAAGTTATAAGTTTATCTAGTGAAAATTTAGTATTATTTTTTTTAATTTTTAAATCATATAAATTCTTCTGACTTTGAATTAAAAGGTTTGTTTTATTTTTAATCTTAAAATAAGCTGGTATTAAAAAGTTTTTATCTGAATTATCATAAATTTTTGTATCAGTATAAACCAATAAATCTTTTGACATTTTTTTATAACCAACGTTTTTAAATGTTTCCTTTTCATTTGTAAATGGTTTAATTTTATTACTAGTTAAACTTAAAGGAATTACAATAATTAATTTATGAAGTGAATTAAAGTTTTGATGTGTTAAATATAAATCTAAACCAACATTCATATCATTATATCTAAATTTACTTAGTTTCCAACTAATTGATGTTAAATTATAATTTAAATTATCTAATTCTATTGTATGTTCTAAAGGATCGATAATATTTTGATATATTGAGATATCATTATTTATAATTAAATTAAAATTAGAACCATAGTCATATTTTATATTAAGAGTACAAGTTGGTAAAGTAGTTATTTCAATTTGTTCATTATTTGAATATAAATTATTTTTAACAAAAACTGATGATTTTGAATTTAAATATTCAAAATTATGATCAGTCATTTTCTCTGATTTTTGTATAATAATTACTATTAATGCTATTAAAATAATAAATAATAAAATAATATCAAACATATAAATTAAATTAGAAAATAAAGTTTATATTTTTTTATTCATAAAAATTGTATGTATTTACTGTATCAAAACAAATATTATCAGAAGATAGTAAAATAAAATACGTGTTTTGTATTGTTTTATTTTTTAATAATTTAAAATTATGATCAATATAGGTAAATTCTTCTTTTGAAATAATTCTTAATCCTTTAAAATATGGTGATTTCTTTATTAAATCAATTACTTCAAATTCACCATAATCAATTTTGTTATTACAATTTATAATTTTTTGTCCTTCTTTATCCCAAACAGGAATTGTTAAAAAAAATGATAATTTTTTATTATTTTGAAAAGCTATATTTAAATGGTATGCTATCTTTTTATAACCAAGATCAATAATATTTTTTTGATACGGTGGATTAAATGTATGTGTTCCTTCAATGAATGTTTTATTAAAAAAATTACCATTTGAACCAAAATATTGTTCTAAATCATAATATATTGAACAATAATTTTTTAATGTTGAATTTATAGCAGAAGCAAAACATTCAAAATTTAAATTATATTCTTTTTCTAATTTATTTATGATACTTGGTAAAATTCCTAATTGATGGTTATTTGAGCTTAGTAATTGGTATCTAAAAATTATTGACCATATATAATCATCGATTATTTTAATATTTCCAGAATAATTATTTTTTAGCTTATTATAAACATCAATAGGTATTAAAATATTATTTATAATATTTTCTAATTTTTCATTATTTATTCCAAAATTTACATTAATCATAAATTTATAAAAAATAACATTAATATTATTTCTAGATTGATTTACTTCTTTTTTATATATTTTATAATTTGATCTTTGATTTATATAAAAACTACTTTTTTTATAATTTTCAAGAATATAAAGTTGTTTATTAAAAAAGTCAATAAATTCAATTAAAATTTTGTCAATAATTTCTTCATATTTTTTTTCATCATTATTATATTTACAAAAATCCATTAATGTAATTTTTAATATAGAAACATCACTATAATTTGTTGGAATAAAAGAATCAACTATAATATTATTATATTTTTTGTCATTAAATATTATATCATAATTTTCATTATCTAAATTACTAAATGAATATAAATTGAACATCCAAGATGAAAGTAAATTTGTTAGTGTTCGTTGATAAGATTTTTTTATACTAAATATTTCTTTACCTAAATGTTTAGTGCATACAAAAATAAAATTGTTTAAAATATTACAATATATTTTACCTCTATACAATTCTAATATTGGATCAACATTTTTTTTATTTATTATAATTAAACTCATATTAATATTAATAATGTTTATCCTTTAAGTTTTATATTGTTATAACCAATTTTATTAAAATATTCTTTTAAATACTCTTTTTGATTACCTTGAATATGAAGCAATAATCCAATATTATTATTTTCATCAATAAGTTCTTTAACAGAACCGTTACAACCTTTAGATTTTTTTATATTTTTCAAATGTATAGTCAATTCATCTTTTGTTAGCGGTAATCCAGATATATATGTATCTAATTTTCTACCTCTATCTTCTGACCATATTTCAATAACTTTATCTAATTTAGGAATATATGTGTTTTTTTCTTCAATATTTTCAAAAGGGTTTATACTCATTAAATTTATATATTAAATTCTTTTTAAATGATTTTGTATAATTAAAAGAGGTACTTAAAATAATTTTAATTATAGAGTTAAAGTTTTAATTAAATTATTATAAAGATCTTTAAATGATAAAATTTTTTCTTTAATGTTTATTGTTTTTAAAATACTTCTATCAAATATTTTTATAGTTGACAAAGTAGTATTCTTTTTTTTATCTATCTCAATAATTTTTTCTTGAACTAATTCATTGTTTGTTATATAATAAATATTTCTAATTACTATTTCTTTTTTCTCTCTGTAAACACCATAAAGAATTATAAAAAGATTTAATCCATTGTAAATATTTTTTTTAAATTCTATAAAATTTCCACCATTGCAAAAAATATCTTTTGGTAGTGTTTTAACAGATAAACATTTTGATTTAACTTCATAAAAAGCACCACAATTTTCACATACTATATCGAGCGAAGGTGAATAATCTTTTAAAGCTTTCAATGAATGTTTATAACATAATTGACATGGTATATTTTTTGTAACATAATCTTCCATTTTTATGCCAACTTCTTTTTTAAAATACGGTGCCATTTTATATTCTACGTCACACATAATACTTGTGTGATTTTTAGATTTACAAAAACTACAATAACATGACATAACAATTTACTATTGATCTATATAGTAAAAAAAATCAATTTTTTTATAAATTTTCTCTTAATACTATAGTATTATTAATAAGCAAATCAGAAAATTGTAGTAATTTATCGTAGTTTTTTTCTAATAATTCTAAAGCTTTATTATATGCATCTTTGACTAATTCAAGTGATTCTTTATCCATATTATATTTTGTATTTTCAGAATATTTATCACCTATAGATAAACTTCTACCTAAAAAAGGATTAGAATCATCACTAATATCTTCATTAAAAAAAACTTCTAAATTATTTCCCATACCAAAATTACCAATCATTCTTTTTGCTAATTTATTAGCTTGTCTTAAATCTTCAATTGCACCCAAAGATACATAATCATTACCATAATACAATCTTTCAGCAGCTTTACCACCCATACTTATTATTAAACGTTTTTTTAAAATATCTTTTGTATATAATCCACCTTCTTTAATTTCAGGTTTTTCACTAAATATTGTATATCCACCAGCTCCATTATATGTAGGTTGTATAGATGCTTTTTTAAATTCAAAAGTATCATTAAATAAAAGTGTTAAAATAGAATGCCCGCTTTCATGTAAAGCAACTCTTTTTTGAGTAATTGGTGATATTGTAGCATTTTTTTTAATTAATCCAACAATTGATTTTTCAAATGCTTCAAATATATATTTTTCTTGTAAATTGGTATAATTATTTCTTGCTGATAAAATAATAGCTTCATTGATTAAATTTTTTAATTGAGCACCAGAAAATCCATCAGTTAATTCTGCAATTGATGAAGTATTCAAATTTTCTGTAATATTTTTAGCATTTAAGTAATATCCAATTATTTTTTCTCGTGAATCTTTATCAGGGAGAGGTATACGTATAATTCTATCAAATCTACCAGGTCTTAATATAGCTTGATCTAATACATCTTTTCTATTTGTTGCTGCAATTACAACAATATTTTCATTACTATTAAATCCATCCATTTCATATAATAATTGATTTAATGTTTGTTCTCTTTCATCATTTGCCATATTAATACCAGCACCTCTTTGTCTAGCTACTGCATCAATTTCATCAATAAAAATAATAGAAGGATTATTTTCTCTAGCATTTGCAAATAATTCGCGTACACGTGATGCACCCATTCCTACAAATAATTCAACAAATTCTGAACCAGAAATAGAGAAAAAAGAGGAATTTGTTTCTCCTGCAATTGCTTTAGCAAGTAATGTTTTACCTGTACCAGGTGGTCCTTCTAATAAAATACCTTTAGGCATTTCGGCACCCATTTTATTAAAAATTTCTTTATTTTCAATATATTTTATAATTTCCTTACAATCTTCAATAACTTCAGGACTACCTGCCCAATTATTTAATGTTATATTTGATACTTTATTTGAGTTTGGCATCATATTTTTATTTGGTTGTGTAAATGGATTTAATAAATTTGTTTGTCTATTTAACATATTTTGTCTAGGCATTCGAGACATAAAAGATAAAAAAGAAGAAAATAATAATAATGGAACTAACAATGAAAAAGAAGAACTTAAAAAATTTAATCCATTATCAAATGTTACTAAATAATCTGGACGCATATCTGATATTATTATAGGAGTACTAGTTTCGAAAGATTTATCAATAATACCAGGTACTAATATTGGATCAATATTTGATTTATGATATTTATCATAATTATATAAAATATTCAAATCAGTATTATCATCATATATATTTTTTTCTTCTTTATCTACTGTTATAATTTCTTTAAAGTTTTTATCTAAATAAACTTTAGAAACTTTATTGTTTATAATATTATTTACCATATTATTATAATTATCTTTAACAAAATAATTTTTATATTTATAAATTAGTTTTGTATCATCTGGTTGAATATTTAGAGAATTAATTTGTATAAAAAAATATAAAGAACAAAAAAAAATTTGTTTTAACATTGTATATTATAAGTTAAAATTATAATTTAATATATGTTTATACTTATTAAAACATTATAAAGCATTTCGTTTTTATTCATAAAACAATTTAAATAATTATTGATAAAACAATTTAATGAAATTATTTTTATTAATAATTCCCTTTGTAAATGGATTACTAAAAAATCCTAATAATTTTATTTTAAGAAATAATTTTTCTTTAAAATCAAACCAATCACCATTTAATAATATAATTGAACAAAAAAGTTTTAAAATAAAAAAAATTAAAAGTATATCTAAATTAATTAGAAGTGTTAATATTTTACCCACTTTATTTTTATCTTTTTCAGGAGGTTTTATAGTTAATCCATCATTATATAATTTATTTAGTTCAACTGAATTTATTTCATCAACTTTTATTACAGTATCAATAGTTTCGTTGAGTATGATTTTTAATGATTTATATGATATAAATTTAGATAAAATAAATAATCCATCAAGACCTTTAATAACTGGTGAAATTACTAAATTAGAAGCATATTCAATAAGTTTGTTATTTTTGTTATTAATTTTTTTCAATGAAATAAATTTATCAAATAAATTACAAGAGTTTACAAATATAATTTTATTTGGTATTTCAATATATACACCAATATTAAAAAAAATTACATTTATTAAAAATATTTTTTGTGCAACGATTGTATCTTTATCAATTTTATACTCAGCATTAGCTGTAAATCCTGATGTATATAATTGGATAATAAATAATTCAATAGAAAATATTAATTATCAAATTTTATTAGCTACAATGAGATATATTTTTTTAGGTTCATTAAATAATGAATTACTATTAGATATTTGTGATGTAGAAGGTGATAAATTAAATAATGTTAAAACATTACCAGTTTTATTTGGTAAAAATATAACATTTGCTGTTATTATTCTTATTTTATTTTATAGTATGTTAAATATATTATTTATAAATAATGATTATGCTAAATTTTCTTTGATATTATATTTACCAGTCATAATTGATATGTATAAAATAAAAAAATCAAATTATGAAAAAATAGTTATAGTTAAATCGCTAAAAAATGTAACAATTCCTATGTTTCTAATGTTATTTTTTATGGGTTACTTAGCTTATATTTAAAAAAATTGATAATAAATTTAAATATAGTCTTATATTATATATATGCTAAATGTAAATGGAGGTAATGATGATTTTTACAGATATAAAATGAATAGAGTTAATATTAGTAATAAAGGTAATGGTAATGGACAATTTACAATTATAAATAATCTTGAAGAAATAAGTAAAACAATTAATACCCCTTGTGAAATATTATATAAATATATTGCTAATGATTTAGGATCTAGTTTTAATGAAAAAAAAAAATCATTAACTGGAACACATACACAAGAAACAATACAAAATTCTATTTTTAAATATATTAATGATTTTGTTATTTGTACTAAATGTGGTATACCAGAAATTAATTATACATTAAAAGATAAAAATAATGTTGAATCTAAATGTTCTGCATGTGGTTCATACAATATTATAAAAAATAATAATAAAATAAATTTTAAAATTAATGATTTAATCTTAAAATATTTACAAAAAAATAAGAATTGGAAAGTAACAAAAGGAAATATGATTTTATTAAAAGATTATGGACCAGAAATTTTTGGTCAAGAAGTTGATAAATTAAATGAAGAAAAAACTAACAGTAATGATGAAGAAAAAACTACAAGTAATGATGAAGAAAAAACTACAAGTAATGATGAAGAAAAAACTACAAGTAATGATGAAGAAAAAACTACAAGTAATGATGAAGATGATTTTAATCCTTTTACTTGATTATAAATTTATCTTTTTTTATTAGCATGAAAATATGGTGGTAATTTTGGATTGAACTGTCTTGATTTTGACTTTATGGTATCGTGATTTTCATTATCTTCGTGTAAACCTTTCTTATCTAATAATCTTTTTGAAACAAATTTTTTTGGTTTATTATCTTCAATAACTTTATCAATATAATTATTAAATTCTGCAAAATTCATACTATTATTTTTTTTTGGTTCTTTAGGTTTTTTCTTTTTATCATTTATTATTTCTTCTTCACAATATATTATTTCTTTAGAAGAATTCATAATTAATTCGCGTTCTTTTTTTTTATATTCTAAATATTCATGATATTCTTTTAATTCTTCTTCATCTAGTTCATCTTCATTTATTTCATCACTTGAATCATAACCAACATAATCTCTATCATATTCTATTATTATATTACCATAATCATCTTGTTCATCTTTATAATTTGTATACTCTTCATCATCAGATAAATAATTTGGATCCATATAAATATATATATAACTTTAATTTTAAATAAATTCAATTTTTTATTAATCATCACCTGTAACTATTGAAAGAGGATCAAATGATTCTTTCATATATATCATTATACTTAAAATAATACCAAAAATAAGTTTACCGTAACTAGAACCAGATAATGAAGTTAAATTACATAATGAGGACATATCAGTTTGTTCAAACATATTTTGTACAATATAAACTGCCATATAACCAAACATATACATAATTAAAACCATAATATTATTTAATGGTCCAATCATTGATAATGCTCTAAAAATTGCGCCAATTATAGGTATAAACCCTATTATTAAACTAAATATACCAGCAGCTCCATTTTCAAAGACAGCATCCATAAAAAAATCACCAAATTTACTACTAGTTACAGATAATTCTTTATTTATATATTTACAAGAATCTTTTGTGTGAAGATATTTTGTTATCATAATTGAAATAATCATAACTACTTCTCCAAAAATATATGCTATATTAGGTGGTAAAATCAATCCACCAAGAAATTTAACACAAAATTTTGTTATAATTGGTATCCATAAATAACTATCAAATACTTTACCTCCTTTTCCTTCTTTTATATAACCCAAATAAAACATAATTATTGGAATAAATTGTAATGGAGGAAACAAGAAAAATGGTAAGAAAAACCACCACATATCAACTGATCCATTATAATCAAAAACTCTTGTCCATAATTGACCAAATGGAATTAATGTATATAATAATACACCTAAAAGTGTCATTTTTCCCATAATATTTTTATATAAAATAGTAGATATTTTTATTTTATTATATCATATTCAACATGATATGTTAAAATGTAGTTTAATATTTTTTTATGATTTCTCATATAAATAAATAAATTATAATAATTTTTTTTGATTTCAAAAACATAATATTCATTTTTTTTTATTGAATTTAATTTTATATATTCATATAATTTTTTTACTTTTGTAAAAATATAAGGTGTATCATTTGATAATAGTTTAATTTTTAATTTTTCAGTTTTATTATTTTTTGTAGCAAGTTCTACTTCAGTATTTATTTCGGTTTCTTTATAAATATCCATTTCTACTTCATTATTATCATCTTCTTCAATATTCATTTCTACTTCATTACTATCATCTTCTTCAATATTCATTTCTACTTCATTATTGTCATCTTCTTCAATATTCATTTCTACTTCATTATTGAGTTCTTCTTCAATATTTATTTCTACTTCATTATGCGTGTCTTTTTCTTTATATGTATTAATTTCTTTCGTATTCGTATCAAAAGAAAAGAAATCTGTTTCAATATTATTCATTTATTAATTTTATAAAATATTTAAAATTTAAACTTATTTTCTATAGCATAATATATAATGAGTAAACCTACATATAGATATGAACAATCATACCAATTTTTAAAAAAAGGTGTTAAACATACTGTCAGAGAACAAGTTGTTGATGGAGAAAAAGGTCTAAGTATTATGTTTTTAAAAAAAGTTGGTGATGAATTTTATAAACTTTATGCTAAAGAAACCGAAAAAGATAAATTTTCTATTAAAGAAAAAGTTGGCGATAAAGAAACTGAAAAAGAAATTTCTGAAAAAGATTTATTAAAAATTTTAAAAACTGAAAAACTTGAAGGCATTATTAATTTTGTTACTAAAGAAAGAGGTTCATATAAAAATAAAAAAATTTCTTTAAAGAAAAATTATGATAAAGCAGCTGAAATCTAAGTTAAAATGCTGAACTATAATAAAGCAGCTGAAATCTAAGTTAAAATGATGAACTATAAAATAATATGAGATTTAAGTATTAAGTTATTACTTTCATTTAAAATCATTACTATATTTTTTTTAATATTTATATCAACTATATAATTTGGAAATATATTTTTAAAATTATAATTAACGAAACAATATAAATTTTTTTTTTTTACCTTTACTGGAAAATATTTTTTTAACAAAGACTCATAATATGTTTCTCTATTTATATTATTAGTTTTTTTACTTTCAATTATTCTTGTTATATTTGATGATTGAATTGATATCATGTTATTTACATTTTCACTTATTATTTCTTCTTTATTATCAGTTGAATAAAATACTTTCTTAATTCCAATATTTTTCATCATATTTAAACAATTATAACAAGGTCTAGCATTTCCAGTTTTACCATTACTTACAATACGAAATACAATCAAGTCAAGTTTTTTCACATTTTTTGTTTGTGCGAGGTTTAAGACACCACCTACCCGTTACTCCATTGAACTGTAAAGACTTACCAAAATACGATAGCAAAGCATTAGCTTCAGCATGTAAACTTCCACACTCAACACCTCTACAAAAATTCCTACTCGTATTACAACATACTTTACTAACCAATTTCTTACCTTTTAATACTCCTGCAGCTAGTTTACTACTAATATTACTAGTAAGTGCCTCTTGACAAAACATAGGATAAAACTTATTAAATAACTTATTAGATGACATAAATTATACATAATGAAACATAATTTAAAAGATTCAATTTTTTTATATAATAATTTAATGCAGTTTTATAATAAATATCTAAAATACAAAAATAAATATTTAAAATTTAAAAACCAAATAGGTGGTAAACCTTTAACTATTATGCCTCAATTATGTTTTGGTACAGCACAATATAATCTAAAAGAAACATTAAAAATAGCATTACATGATAATGGTATACGACACATAGATGGTGCTGATTTATATGGTGGTCTAGAATATTTAGAAATAATTAAAGCAGAAATCAAAGAAATACCACGTGAAGAATTATGGATAACATGGAAATCCGATGATACTTCAATTAAAAATGTTATAAGAATTATTGAACATCTAGAATGTAGTTATATTGATACTTTTTTAGTTCATCTTGACTTAAAATGTAATCATGATTTATCTGATTTAGTTAGAGCAAAGGAGTTAGGTTTAGTTAGATTTATCGGTGTATCTAATTGTGAAAATATTGATAAGCTAATAAAATACAAAACTAAATATAATATTAGCACGATTCAAATACAAGCAAGACCACCAGGATGTTCTATTGATAGAAAACCTCTAATTGATCCTAATTTTATTGAAATAATTAATTCATATGGTATTAATGTAATGTTATACGGAACTATGAGTGGTATAACTAATTCAAATGATTTTTCAATAATAGATAGTGAAATATCAAATATAAATAAATATTATTTTCAAAAATATTGTTTACATAAAAATAATATTTTAATTACTACTTCAATATCAGGTTCCTCGATAAAAAGAAATAAAAATGATATTGAAAAAATGATAGCACATGAAGAATTACTACCTGAAATTAAAATGGAAGAAATTGAATCTAAATTAAAAAGAGTAGTATTAAATGATCAATCAAAGCTATAAAATATTATTTATATTGTTTTATTATATTTTTTAGCTATTTTTAATAATTCTTGTTGCTCATTTTTAGATTTATTTTTCCAATGCTTAACTTGCATTGCTGTTGCATAATTTGATGCTAATAATTTTTCATGCTTATTTATAAATGAATAATATACAGAATCCCAAATTTTACACCACTCACCTTTTTTAAAATTTGACATTTTTAGAATATAATTTGAACTAGAAAAATAAGGTCTTGTCATCATAAGATCACTTGCAAATTGACCCATACCAAAAACATTTGGTATCATTACCCATTCATATGCATCTATTGTCCATTCCATAAATATTCTATATACTTCTTTAGGATGAATATTATTCATTAACATCCAATTTGATAAATACATTAATCTTTCAATATGATGAACATATGCATATTTTATGATTTTATTTATTAGAAAATCAATTGGTTCAATTTTAACACTATCCCACCACTTTTCAGATATTTTTTTTTTATTTTTTAATTGATTTGAATTATACATATTTTTACCTTCTAAAATATAAAGTGAATAAACATATGTTCTCCATCCAATTATTTGTCTTATAAAACCTTCAAATGATGCTAATTTAATATTATTATTTTTATAAAATTCATATGAAATATTTATTACTTCAATATCTTTTAATAAACCAATATTCATCATAGGTGTTAATACAGAATGAAAAATAAAATCATTTTCTGTTGATACAGCATCTTCATAAGGACCGAAACTATTTAATCTTTTTTCTAAAAAGCTATTTAACCAATCGATTGATGAATTATGATCAATTGGATATATAAAATTATCTAATGAACCATAGTTATCATTAAAATTCTTGTTAATATAATCAATAGCTTCAGTTATATATTTATTTTTGTTTATTTTAGGTAATTCAGGTATTTTAATATTTTTAGGTAATGATTTGCGGTTTTCTGAATCAAAAGACCATTTATCTCCTTCTGGTTTTCCTTCTTTTTTAATTAATATATTTAATTTTTTTCGCATAAATTTGTAAAATAGATCATTTCTGTATTTTCCATTATTATAAAATAAATCTTTATTTGAAATAATTTCTTCATTAGTTATAACAAATTGTTGTTGTGGTAAAATATTACATTTTAATAATTTTTCTAGTTTTTCTATTAATTTATTATCATATGGATCATAAAATGCAACTTCTTTTAATGATTTATAAAATGTTTTCGTAACTTTATCAAAATTAATATATGAAACATTAATATTTTTTGTTTTTAAATAATCATAATATTTTTTCATTGTTGCTCTATGATAAGCTAATTTTAATTTATGAAATTTAAAATCTCTAAAATATCTTGGTTCTTCTAATAAATATATCTTCTTATACTCATCTAAGATTTTAATATCATTGTATAATTGTGTTGGAAATACAATAAATATCATGTATATTAAATGTATAAAATAAAATATTTAAAATATAAAAATAAATATTTAAACTTAAAAAACCAATTAGGTGGTGAATGCGATCCTTTACCAAATATGAATGATCTAGAAAGTATTAGTCATGAGGAATATATAACTAGAGGACCAAATGATAGAATAACCATAGCTAATGTTTGTTATTTTGTAGAAGAACTATTTGAGTGGGTTGTTAGACGCAAAAATAATATATTACCACATAGAGAACAAATAAGTGCAGAAGATAGAGTACGATTAATTAATGCATATAATGAATTACATCCGGATGCACCATTTGTAGATACACCATTTGTAGATGATGATTGGGGACCAATACATATATTGCCAGGTATTATAACACATGGAGATGAAGGCAATGTTCTTAATATAACAAGTGGAGTAACACATATTAATAATGAAGAATATGCTAATAGCAGTTTAGGTAAAGTAATTATACCAGATTCTGTTAGACATATTGGTAATAATGCTTTTGCTAATAACTTAATATCTGAATTAAGTATACCAAGTTCTGTTACACATATTGGCGATAATGCTTTTGCTAATAATCAATTTCTTAATAGAGTTATTATACCACGCAGTTTTAGTGATACTCAATCAAAAAAAAGAATCTTTGGTGATATTCCATTGAATAGAACTAATTTTACTTATTTAAATTAATTTAAAATATGTTTTCAAAGTTTTTATTAAAATATTATTTTGCTTCTTCTATGTTTATTTTATGTAAATCATGTATTGTAATATTTTTAGGTAATGATTTATGGTTTTCTGAATCAAAAGATCACTTATATCCTTCTAGTTTTCCTTCTTTTTTTCGCATAAATTTGTAAAATATATCATTTATGTATTTTCCATATTTACACGCTCTGCAACGGGCAAACCTTGAAGTTTTACTTTTTGGCATTTATTTGTCTCATTTTAAATCTTCAAGGGTGTAAAATAAAATAAATATGAACACTAAAATTATTAATATTTATTTATAAAGTATTGAATAAAAGAAAAATATGATTTAGATGTCTTCAAATTCTTGGTTTGTTGATTTGATATATTCCCCAACATTAAAATTTGTAAGATTAAATATATCATTTATTTCTTTAGCTTGGATAGGTACACCATTCGTATTTACATATCCTTTAAAATTATTGTACATATTTTTATAAAATTCTTTTAATTTATTTAATAAGTTTGATTCTGTAGTTTTTTCAAAAATTGAATTTATAATATCTTTAAATTTATTAAAATTAATAATATATTCTATATTATCACTATTAATAAATGTAAAAGCCATATAAATTTCATTATATTTTATATCATTTGTGTTTGATAATACTGAATTATTTATTTTATCGAATAAATTGTTATAATTTTCAGTTATACCAATTTTATTTAATAGATTTTTTTCTGATATACCCAAATTAGCGGGTTTATCACCAAAACCATTAATAACATTACCCTTAGATTTTGTTATAAAATAATAATCTAATTGTTTACATGTTTTAAAATTTGTATTATTTTGAGCTTCACGTAGGATTAATATCCATTCATATAATGGATTTATATTTTCTTTAGGTTTACATAATTCAAGAAATTTTTCTTTTGGAATTAAATCTAAAAATATTTCATAAAATTTTTTTTTTTGTCCACTAGTTTTTTCTTCACTATTTTTTTTAACTTTACTTGCTTCTACTTGTTTAGCTGCATCTCTTCCTCTTTGTTTAGATGCGGCTACTTTTTCTTTCCATTCAATATCTGGTAGACTTATAAAGCCATCTTTATGAGAAAATGCATAATGATTATATTCTTCTTCTAATTTATCTAAATTACCTTCTTCCTTAAGGTTTTTTTGAATACCAGGAATATTTTTAATTTCTATTCTAAATATATTTTCAACATCTGTATATTCACCCGGTTTATTTTCATTAATATCTTGTAATATCTTAACAGTTGCATCAACATTATTTATAATAAAAGGACATGTGCATGTAGTCAATAATAAATTTTTTGTAATAAATTTTCCTAGATCAACAATTGATGATATACTTTGTAATTTACTTGATAGTATTTTTGATTTTTTAATTTTTTTATCTAACTCATTATTTTCGTTTTTAATATTTTCAATATTTTTTTCCATGTTTTTTTCATTATTCTTTTTTTTAATTAAAAGTTTTTTTTGTAATTTATCATGATTATTACAATATTCAAATACTTCTTTATCAAATTCATCAAATGATATAATATATTCATTATAATTAGTATAATTTGATTGTGTTAAAAAATAATAAGACCCTTCCATTTCTTCTGGTAATTTTAATTCATTTTCTTTTTCTGTAAGTAAAACACAATATGTAGGTACAAATGTATTATGATTAACTGATATTGAACATTTAGTTTGTTCATTGTATAAAGAACAAATAGAACATGGACCTTCGTCTTTTTTAAATTTATTTATATATTCATAAACAGATAATAAATAATATTCATTTACAACAGTTCTTATTCCATTATTATTAATATTATATATTATAAATCCATTAATGTTTTTAAATTCATCAATTTGTCTAAGTGATTGTATCCATTTTTGTTTTTTTTCATCAATTTTATTCCATTCATCAATATTAAGTTTTGTTAAATCTATTTCAATTATATAATCTAAATATTTATATATTTTATCATCTTTATAATATTTTAAGTCAGATTTGTTACGTATTAAAGTTAATACATCGTTTGGGTTAATCCTTTTATTATTTCTATAAACTTTATTTCTTATAAGATATTTTTCTAAATAGTCATTTGTATATAAACTCATATTTTCAATTTCAGATGATTTACAATTATCTTCCTCTTCCGTAGTTGAAAATATTCCTCGTAATATTTCTTCTGCAAGTTTTTTATTTAATTTTTTATCATTTGTTTTATTTATTTTATTTGTTTTATTTGTTTCCTCTATTTTGAATGTTTTATTCATACCATTCCATATTGATTCTATATTCTCATTTATAGGTTCTGCATTTATTTCACTAATTTTTGAATTATTTATTTTACTAAGGGTTTTTATTATTTCACTAGGTTCTGTATTTATTTTACTATTTTCTGTATTAATTTTACTATTTTCTATATTTAGGTCAAAAAAATTAGTAAATTCTATAAGATTATTTTCCATTTGTATTTTTTTATGAGAGTTTTCTTCTTTTTCTATTTGTTCTCGTGATTCTAATAAATAATTATTTAAAAAATCATTTTTATCAAAATTACCACCAATATTTTGTTCAGCAACAGATTTTTCAAATTCCTTTTTAAAATTTTTTTTTTTTTTAGAGTCTGTTTCTTCTTTTATATTATTTAGTAATTCTAATAAATATATTTTTTTAAGTTCATGCATTATAAAATTATATACGTCTAATTCATTAACATAATAAAATTTTTTATCTATTATTATCGTATGATTCATAAAATTTTGATTATTTTTATTATTTTCGTCTCTACTTTCTTTTAAAAAATTTTTAATTTTATCAGGTAAATATTCCCAAAAATTTTTTCTTAAATTTATAACGTTATAAATTGTATTTTTTTGGTCAGATTGTATACTAATTATCTTTTTATTAAGAAAGCTATCAAAATTATCTTTAAGTAAACTATTAATATCACTGTATTTATTTATAAAACTAGGAAATTTATCAACTAATTTTTGTCTTAGAAGTTTTTTAAAATTATCATTACTACCGCCTAATTTTAGTATTATGTATTTTTTTTTATAAATTATATATTTTTTATAGTAATCCATATATATTGTATTATAAAAAAATTGAAAAAATAATAGTTTATGAATTCAAAAAACCTCAAGAATATTATGCAGGATATTAATAATTTGAATGCTAATAATGTAAATGTATATAATTTAAATAATGTAAATAGTTTAAATAAACTAAATAATGTAAATAGTGTAAATACAAACCTCGCAGATCGTCTAACTGCTCAAAATGGCAAATTGGCTCAGCCAAATTTTTTACAACCTAATGTTAACATGAATTTCAATAGTCATACTGGTAAAAATTTCACAGGCGACCTAACTGTGCATCCACGGGATGAAACAAATCTGGCAAATGTAAATAAAAAATTAAATTATATTGATTATCTTAAAAATAAATTCCATGGTCATTGCGGTTACTTCACATACCATGGTAACTGTAACAATAAAAAATGCAAATATAAACATGACCAAAAAATTAGTGATAATTTCCGTACAGAAAATAAAACTAAAAAAGAAAATGCTAAAGTTGAAATTGATTATAATAAAAAAAATAATATACAAACAAATTATTGTATCTTCTATAAATATGATTGTTGTTTCAATGAAAAATGTCCATATCCTCATTCAAGTCCTGAAGAAATTCTTAAGGCAGGTAGAAGAACAGGAGTACCACCTCAAAATCTTAAGGCAGGTGGAGGAACAGGAGTACAACCTCCTTATTTAAATGCAGCTAATGTTAAATCTAAAGAAAATACTCAAGTAAATAAATGTAGTGATATCAAACCTAAAAATCGCAATGAAATGGTAACCATTTTTGATAATCACCTCAAACAAGGGAAAAAAATCAACTTGGAAGATTTAAGTGATAAATTGAACAAGATTTATTATGATAAATATCCTATTATTATGGAATTAAGGAATAAACGTCCTGAATTTTTTAAACTCAAAGTAATTCCTATACCAGATGGAAATTTATCAATTATAGAGCTTTATGAATTATTTAATTTTATTGAAAACTTCAATAATGATTATAAAAGTATTTATGGTGATAGTATTACTCAAATAGAGTATTCTCTAATTTATGAAATGTTCCGTAGATCTAAAGAATGTATTAAAAATAACAAATTCAATTCAGGTATTTTGAAAGATAATAATGGTAATACAAACTATTGCAAACATGGCAATAGCTGTATAAGAGGACATCATGGTAATAATGCTATTTGTTCCGATGATTTATTTTCGATGACTTGTAAATGTTCAACAAATCCTGAAAAGCAAATTACAGAAATCAAATCTAAAATTGATAGAATTAATCTTGATCATAATAAAGATGGATTTGTAACTATTATGTCTAACGAAACAAAAAGATCTCTTGAAATTCTCCAAGATCAAATTTCTAAGTATGAAAACCAAAAGAAAATACATCTTCATCGGGATGGTTATATTAATAATGAAATAATTAATGTTCAGAGGGACTTAAATGATTCTGATTTTGATTACGACCTTCCAGAAACATCAGATATTACCTATTTTTCAGATATGAGTTCTTGTCATGGAAACAATAATAGAAAGACCAAGGAAGATGTAATAAATCCTTTTAAAGAAAAGCTTGAAACAATTAAAACAGCTGATGATTATAATAATTTTGTTAGAGGTATAGTTGATAATAAAGATGTACTTAAACATTATATTATACAATTCCAATCTATAAAAGACCCTACTGGAGATTTTTCTAAGGAGCACGGATGGTCTATTAATATGTGGTCAGAATACATGAATGAAACTGTCAATATCGATGGAACCGATTATCCTCTTTGGATGGATTATACATTTTATGAATATATTTCAATGAGAAAATTATATAAACATCCTATGAATACTAAAAAAAATTGGTCCTTATTTCGCAAGAACTACCATACCAGACTTACTGAATGGGATGAAACTTTTAGTTCTGATATTTTCAGCACTGATGAAGACAATAATATTATGTATTCTGAACATAATATGTATATTGATTATGATAGATTAGCTTTACAATCAAAACTTTCAAGTAAATATCTTGATCATGATGCATTTATTCTTGATATTAATATTGAGAATGATGAACGTGTTATGGGTCAAAAGGAATCTATTCATGAAATGATTATGAAAGAATATCATAATGTATTTGATGAGTTCTATGAACAGTTCAAGCTTAATAAAAATTTAAGATTTTCATCTTGGATTGAAAGTTCCTATAAAAAGGAATTTTTAATTAAGAGAGAAAATATAAATGCTAATTTTGGTTTGATTATTGAGTACTTAAAGAAAAATGACTTATCTAGTGTTATGGATTTTAAGACTTATTTAACTCATCCAAAAATTGCAAATGAATGGTTTAAAGAGATTTTTCCTAAAAATAATGAAATAAGTTTTTATGATTATCTTGAAAATCGTTATGATTTATATCAATATTATAGTACTAATTATTATCTTACTGGTAATAGTATTGAATCAATGAATGATGAAATCAAAAATGGTTGGAAGTTTAACAATACTTGTAAGAAAGAATCTATTTATGGCTCTTTATTAGTTTTGACTTTAGATCAACTTAAAACTTATCGTTTATCAATTATCAAGCGTATTCTCAATAACGATAATGTTCCTTTCCCTGTTAATAATCTTGGTATGATTCAATATTCCAAGTTTAACAAATTTGTTGTCGAGATTCTTTCTGAACTTGTAAAACCGAATTGTGACTTGGAAAAAATAGAACATATGTTTTATACTCTAGAACATCAATACAACCAATCCAACAATGAAATTGAATTTGAAACTTATCAGTTCGTTCAAGACATTAGAGAATGGTTATTAATTCAAAAGAGGAAACAACCCAAGAATAAAAAGGTAGTACAACCTAATCCAAGAAAACTTAAGAAACAACAATTAGAATCTTCTGATGATGAGTCTGATAATGAGTCTGATAATGAGTCTGATAATGAGTCTGATAATGAGTCTGGTTCAGATGATCTTGACAATTTACTTGATAGAGTACCTGTTAGAAAATCAACCACTTATGATATGGGTTTTGATAAAATTACACTTACACCAAGTCAAAAGGTATTTATTTGCAGAAACAAAAAGACTGCTGATGGTTCCTACTCTGGAAATCCTATTTTAGTTGGTCCTATTACTGATAAGCAATTTCAAAAATTTAAGACTCTAACTAAAAAGTGTGGTCTTCCCGCAAGACCTGTTGTTTTTAATAATTTTAAAGTTGTTTCTATTCCTATTAAATCAAATACCAGAATAAGTGGAAGCTTAAAACTAATCATTATGCAGGTATTTAATATTCAAGATATTGAGATTAAAAATCTTACAAGTCTTGATATTTAATTGTTTTGTTAATAGTGGTAAATCCAAAATAAAAAAGTATTATAAAACATTAAAATTTAGTGTTATATATAAAAATTATTTTATAAAAAATATTTATTGTAAAATAAATTTGATAAGTATATGAAAAATTAATTGTTAAATTTATTATAAAATAAATTTGATAAGTACCTTAATTGTTAAATTTATTGTAAAATAAATTTGATAAATACATGGTTATCATAAAATGTGGTAATGATCTCAAAAGCATTAAATGAAAACCTCTAAAAAAGTTTTTTGGTTTAGATCCAGCCATTTTTATAGTTTTATAATAGTCAAAAGGTTGTACAATAAAACTAACTGTTATTGTTGTTAAAGGTGCAGATATCAGATATGAATCAAAGTAATTATTATAGTAATCATGAATAGGATATAGAGATGAATATAATACAATATTTTTAGATATATTACCACTATAACCTGGATATAATTTTTTTATTAAAGGTATACTTTTATTTTGTAAAAATTTTATATAATTTTCATTTCTTTGGTTAAAATTTTTCCAAACGTCAATTGGATGTGTTAATAAACTTCCTAATATACCACTTATACCTCCATTTATTGAATTATTAATAATATCATCTTTTGATGTTTTTCTCGTATTTTTAATGTATTCATAAATAGTAAATTTACTTGTTGTTGATAAAATTTGTGATAAAAATGCAGGTTTTGATGCAAAAAAAAATCCTTTTATTTTATTTTGATTGTAAATAAGTTTAATTGTATTAATTGTTGTTAAATTATTATTTTGATAAACAGTTTTAACTGTACAAATAGGAAGTGTAGCACATTCTGCAATTAATGTTGCAAAACTTGTTGATAATAATTTATTTTTTACATTAATTTCGGTCATTATATTATATAAATATTCATTTTTTATAGCATAATATAAAAAATAAGAACTTAATTTATTCTAACTTATATAATTTAAGCATTTGTGAAATTGCAAAAAATTGAATTTTTTTAAGCTATATAATGTTTATTTATTTCAATGAATTCAAATCAAAAATTTATATTAAAATATCTTAAACCCATGTATTGTGGATTTTCAGCAAGGATTGTTGGTACTAATAAAGTAGTTTATGTATCTCAATATGGACCATCAGGTGGTACAATAAAACCAAATATGAATAGAGAATCATCAGAAGAAGAATTAAAATCAGATGATCATGTTAGAATAGCAACTTTTTCAAGATTTATTGATAGTAATGATGTATATCAAGCTAATGGTAGGTGGAAAGGTAACCAATATGGACGTAATAACTTTACTCTATCAAGTCAAAATTGGTTACCTGGATTATGGGTTAATGATCAAATTGAAATAACAGTAATTAAAGAAGGTATTGTAAAATATGATGGTAAACCTTTTACTGATAGTAGTATTATTCTAAATTCTACATTAGGTTTATCATGTAATTCTTTATGGAATAATCAAATCTATCCAGTATATATAACTGACAATCCTCCACCTCAAAGAGCATCTGATACTATTGTTATTTGGTATAATGAATTTTATAAAAAAATGCTAATTAAAATGTTAAGAAGAGGATCTGGTGATAATGTTGATAGTCCCGGAACTATTGTTATATCCGGTGGTGAACATAAACAACTTGAAAATGGAGAAGATGCTAGAAATCAAGCGCTAATCACAATTAATGAAGAAATTGGACTTCCACTAGAAACTATAAATAAATGTTTTTTTCTTCCATTAGGAATTTATAATAGTAAATATCGTGAAGGAAGATATAGCAAATTTTCAATGATTCAAGATGGTAATATGGTTGAATGTGGTATCGATAGAAATTCTGAATCAGATGCGCATATATTATTATTAATTACTGAAGATGATGTAATACCTAAAGAATGTGATCATACAGATAAACATGAAATTGCAAGTAAATGGTGGGAAGATATATATTGCGTATTAAATAAATATCCAACAACTGAATTTATGTTAGAAGATCATCGAAAATTTATTCCTGATAGCATTAAAAAAGTAAATGAATTTTTAATGTTATCACAAGAAGAAAGAAATCTATACAAATTCTAAAATAATATTATTTTTTTAGTAATTCTAAAATGCATTTATTTATTCTATATTGGTTTATTGTAAATTTAAAAACATTTTCAATAACAACTAACCAATTATTAATTAACTTTTGTACGAATAAATCAAAATAATCTGTTAATTCATTATTGAGTACTTGCATAAATTGTGAATTACTTGGTACATTAACAATATCACCTACAGTTAATAAATTAAATAAATCATTTAAAATTTCTTTTATTGATTTTGGTTCAAAAGTATTTTTGTCGTTATAATTATAAAATATATCAACACTATTTCTAACAAATTCTTTTGGTAAATCATTATATAGAATATCTGTAAATTTTTTCCCATCAATTACATTTTCTGCATTTAGTAAATAATCTATTTTTTTATTAATATAATCAAAATCATTATCAATATTTAAATCCATAAAATATTTTGTTAATAAATTTCTTAATGTCATTTCAATATTATAACAAATATATGTTTTTGTCATATGTTCTAGTAGTTCATAAACAAATCGTAATACTTTATTTCTTTCAGTATATTTACTTTCTTCAAAGTATATTTTACTTAAATTACAAAGTTGTTCATAAAATTTATTAATTGTTTCATATTCATTTAAATTCATGTTTTCTAATAATTGTTTTTCTTTTATAATTATTTTTATAAGATCTAAATTCCATGAATTTGATAAGTTACTATTAAATAATTTTTCCCAACAATCTAAATAGACACCAACATCATATGTATCAATAAAATCATTATATTTATTTATTATTTTTTTAAAGTTTTTATCATAATCAAAATTATTAAGTATTAAACCATTTTTAATTTTATTATTTATAGAATTATATTGTATTCCTTTATTAATTTGTTGTTTTATTAATTCTTTTCTTTTGTTTTTAAAATTAAAAATATTTTTATTTAGTTTAGCTTTATTAATTTCATTAATTTCATCATCAATTTTTTTTATTTTTAATTTTATTTTATTTTTTTCCTCATTCAATTGTTTTAAATAATCATTCATTATTATAATATTATTTGATGATCGTATATATTTATTATAAAAAAAATTAAACAAATAATTATTTGTAATATTATATTTATCGTTCTTTGTTAAATCAAATATATTTAACATATTATCAAGTTTATAATTATCATCAAATCTCCATAAAATATCAGTTAAATATTCATTAATTAAATAAAATACTGTTTTAAAAGATGTATCCAAATAATTTATAATATTATATCCGAATCTATTATTTGATAATAAAATAACTTTAATTTCATTATATTGTGAACTAATAAAATTATTAATAAATTCATTATATGTATTTCCTTTTAATATTTTATTAATATGATTTCTTGATTCATTACTTAATTGAATAACTGGATTTTTTGGTAAACCAAAATTATTTATATCAATACCATTTTTTCTTAATGTTTCAATTGATACATAATGATATGTTTTTTCTAATGGACTAATAATAGAATTCCCATTATCATCAATAGAATATGGGTCAACATTTTTATCAATTAAAAACTGTAAAATTTTTTGATCTATTTTTAAACAATACATTTGTTTTAGTATATTTGTATTATTATATTCATTTGGATATATAATAAAATTACAATCTTTTACTACATCAGTATTTCTAAATAAATACATATTAGAAAATGTTTCATCATCAATATTATTATCAATTATAATTTGTGTATTTCTAAATTCTCCAATACTAAATAATTCTTTATCATCACTAATTTTAGATTCATATAATATTTTACTAATTGCTCTATTTGTAAATAATTCAGATTGATCTTTAATAATTTCTTCAATTATTTTCAACAAATAATATTCTCTTTGTGAATCATTTATTTTTGTTAGTTCTGTTTTATTAACAAATTCTTTAATTTTATCACGTATTGGATTATAGCTATTATCATTTAATAAATTTTTAAATAATATAATTTTATTATATTCATAAAAAGTATCAAGTTCTATTTCCATTGATGGAGGTAACGTTTCACTTTTTTCTTGTATGTATTGTTTATTTTTAACTATTGTATTATCTAATAATATATTTGTTAAATAAGATGTAAAATAGTCAGATTTTGTTTTTTTTATTTTATTTATTAGTTCTTTTTCTTTATTTCTTGGTTCCAATTCAGATGGATTATTATCAGGTAATAATAATTCATAATTACTTTCAAATATTAATGATTTATCAGAATCAACTCTAAAATATGAGAATTTAGGTATTTTGATTTCGTTACCACCACTAAATAAATAATAATATAAAAACACATATGCATTTGTTTTATTTAAAAAATTATTTAGTTTTGTAATATCAAAAATTTTAATTGTTATTTCTTCTTCATAGTTTTTAAAGTTATTATGTATTTCTAATTGATTAATTATTAAACAGTTAATAATATAATAAAAATCTAAATAATATTTAGAAATATCCTTGATTTTACCTTGTTTTATAGAATTTAATAAAACATAATATGACTGTTCATTATTAGTAAAAATATCTTTTAATAATCTAATAATTGTATTTAATTGGTTAACTTGTAAATTATGCATTGATAAAATAAATGGAGGTCTATACTGTTTTTTTTTTAATATATAATAATTATCTGGAATATTATTTTTATCAATATCATTTTTTGAAAAATAATAATTACCGGGTAATGGTAGTGTTGGTTCTTCACCTTGATCATATTCCTTTAATACAAAATTACTTTTATTAATTTTATAATGATTATCAAATTTATTTTCTAAATCATCAATTAATTCTGGTATAATTCCTCTAAATTTTAATTTTAAATTAATTGCTTCTAACAACTTACTAAAACAAATATCATCATTTTTATCATTTATTAAACAATAAAAAAAGTTTTGGAAACTTGGACATAATTGTGAAAGTAATAAACCGTATATTCTTTTATTTTTAATATCAATATTAATATTATTTATTGATTTTTCTAAATTTGTTGCATCAATGATTTCTATAATATCATTATATTTTATATTTTTATTATAATAATCATTAAATAAATTAAAATTTTTTTCATTTTTAACCATATAAATAAAATCAGCTACCATTATATTAGGAACTTTAATTAAATTATTTTCAACCATTAAATTTATTTTTTTTATTAATTCTTCAATGTGTTCATTTTTTTTTGTAACAATAAAATTATCTATTAAATCAAATATTTCTAAAACATCTTTTGATAATCTATTATTTATATTTGAAAGATCAAAATTATTTAATGGATAAACAAAATGTCCAAATATAAGTTTTAAAGTTTGAGTATAAGTGGCTCCTGTATAAATTTTTGGTACCAAAAAAAATGATAAATTAGCAATAAAATGTTCAAAAGTATATTGTTTATGCATTAAACAACTCATAAAATTCATAACCAAAATATCAAACATACCACTCAAATTATCTGCATCTGATTTATTATTATTACATAATAATTTTGTATATTCACAGTAAATTTCATTTACAATATCTGGATCAAATAACTTATTTGTATATTTTAGTAGAAATTTATATTCTACATTATTAGGATCATATATAACTAAAACTTCTAAATAATTATTTAATTCATCATTATTATCTAATTCATTTATTTTTACATAGTTAGTATCAAGTATTAAAAATAAAAATAATTTTTTGAATTTGAGTTCCTCATTTTTTTCTTCTTTAAATATAGTTTTAATACTTGTATAATCATTATATTTTCTATCAATATCAATAACTCTGGAACCACCATAAAATAAATTTGAATCTAAATCAATAATATTATCTGCAAAATCATGTGCTAATTTAAATTTATGATTATTATTAATTTCATCAAAAATATTATTATCATTTTTAAAAAAATTTGAATTACGATCATAATATAATTGTTTTGTATGTGGATTTTTATAAATTTTCTGAGTTGAATTAACAAATTCATTATATATTTTTGCAATAAAATCATCACTATCATACATTTTATTTGTATTATTTTGTGTATTAATAATTTCATCAGTATAATTTTTAAAATCATCAACATTATCATATAATTTTTTTTTAATTTCTTTTTTAATATTACTATTTTTTATTAGTCCTAAATTGTCTAATTCCTTAACTACATAAGAATCTGAATTTGGTATGTGTAATTCAAGTTTTTTTGTATCATTAAATTTACCCCATAATCCATCAACTACTTTTTTCATTTCATTTCTTTGAATGCTAATAATTTCTTTATTTTCTTTTAAATTATTTGTTTTTTCTTTTGATGAAATATTTTTTTGTATTTTATTTTGTGTTTCTAAAATTATATTTTCAATTTCTGAATTATTTTTTAATGTATCATAAATTGTTTTTTCTAATGAACTCAAAAATGGATGTTTAATTATAAGGGGATAAATTAATTTTTTAATTTCAATAATATCATCTTTTTTAACAATATCCCCTTTTCTTTGAAATGTAATTAAATCAGAAATTTCTTTTTTATCAAATAATTTGATTTCTCCTATTAGTAAATAATGTAAAGGTGTAAATCCATTATTATCTTTATAATTTAAACTCACTTCACACTCATTAATTAAAAATTCAACAATATCATTATACTGTTTTTGACATGCTATATGTATTGGTGTTTGATTTTCTTTATTTGGTTCATCTGGATTTACATCATTTTGAACTAAAAATTTTATAACATTAAGTTTATTAAATTCATTTTTAAGTTTATCATCATTTGATAAAATTTCATGAATTAAATTATTACCATTTGATGGTAATGTTACACTTAACGGTATTTTATTAATTAATGAATATTGCATAATTTCTTGTGTATCCATTTGATAAACTAAATTAAATAAATCAAAAATTTTTTGTAAATCAATATTTATATTTGTTCTATAAGGTTTATCATATCTAAATGCCATTATTAATTTATTAGAAAAAAAATATACTTAGAACTAAATTTATAATTTTATTTAATGTTAAAATATGGTTCTTTAAATAATGTTTCTAATCAAAATTCAAAAACATTATTACCAAGAAATCTTACATATAATTATGCTTTAAACACATCAAGTACAAATATAAATGTTATAAATAATTCTTCAAATGGTACAAGTAATTCCACTTCTCAATCTAGTATAAATGTTACTGATGCATCAATTGATAATTTAAATGTAGGAACAATAAGTGCCCAAAGTAATAAAACTGATCCATATATTGTTTGTAATGGTTCAATTGCTTTTTCTTTATTAAGAGCAGAATATATTTATCACAATTTTAAAATATTTCCACTTTTATTTACTCGTGATATGTTAATTAATAATAAAAATCTTAATTTAAATACAGAAACTTTAACAATAAAAGACAATGTAATATTATTAAATAATCAAGTAAAGGAAAATAGTTTTATTAATAATACAAGTGATATTTTTATATCTGGTTTTATTTTTCCAATTATAGACAAAAATTCATCAACTGGTTATTATAGTGGTTTATTGTATTTACCAAATAATAAAATAGAGAAAGTTAATTCAACATCATCAAATTATAAATGGACAAACAATAAATATTTATTATTTAGTGATACTAATAAAGGATTTTATAAATTAAAATATTTATCACAAGATAATAGTTTTTCATCATATCAAAATCCAATGACAAGTACATATGTTGATTTATTTGATAATAACGATAATTTAGCTAATTTAATTGTTAATTCTCTAGGTATTACAGATGGTGAACTTGTTGCTTTTAATAATGAATATTTAAATATAATGTTAGGTAATCAACAAAATTCTTCTATTAATGTTGTAACTTTTAATAAAACAAATTTAACACTTAAAAATAATATTGATATTATTTTTGATACAAGTTTAACAATAAAAACTTTAATAGACTATATAAAATTTAATAATAGTTTAACAACATTTTATACTGATTTATTTTTAAATAATTTAATTTCAAACATAAACTTTGTGAATAATCTTAATTTTAAGTCAAATGATCAAACATACATGATATTTGATAATATTAATAACAGAATAGAATTTAAAAAAAATGTTATTGTAGATACAATAATTATTTTAAGTGATTTGCAACTTAATTTTAGAGATTTATATTTTGGTAGTGAATTTAATATTGGTTCATTGGTAAACGATGTTTTTGTTCCCTATATTAATTTTATAAATACATCAACTAATAAAAGCTTTAATTTAGTAATAGATTCATTTGCAAATAATTTTAATATTAACACAAAATTAGTTTTTCGACCATCATCATTTTGTATGTTTTATAATAATTTAAATTTTAATTCATCAATTGGTGAAACATATTTTAATTTATCAACAATAGATAAAACAGTAAATTTTGTCAAAAAAGTTAATGTTGATGATTTGAATATTACAACTAATATTCTACTTAAAAATGATATTCCAATAAAAATACAAAATAACTTTAGTATTGTAAATTCATCAGATAATAGTTTAATAAATTTTAATACAGAATATTCTAAATTTTTTTACAACATTTATTTAAATAAAAATAATCCTAAAATTATTTTTGATAATGAACGAACACTCGAAATAAGTTGTTTAAATCCAATTATTAAATTAAAACTTAAACAAAATAATTTTACAATTGATGGTCCATCTGATAATACTAGCACTACATTAAATGTTATTGTTGGATCTTCATTAAATATTAAAAATATAGGTTGTGCTTATGAATCTGGACTTAATCTATTTAAATATGTTCCAATTTCAAAAGTTTATGTTTTATCAGGAGCTACTAAACCTAATGAAAATATTACATTTGTATTTCAAAGTATTTTTTCACCCACTAATGAACTTACAACACAGTTTTCAGGAAAATTAAACATAACATCGAGAGCAATGGATGGTGACTTTAGAAATGTTTATGATATTAATATTTGGTCAACACCCAATGATACAGTTGAATATAATACAAAAAATCCAATAAATACAAATTTTATTGGTAACTGGAGTATTAATAATTTTGTTTTAACATCTATTTTATCAAGTACAGGTGATTATTATAATATTAGTATTAATTGTAATGGTTCTCCTAATTATAATTTAATTTGGGGTGTTAAATTAGATGTTTTAGCAATTTAAAAAATTGATTTTATTATTAATTATTGAAATAATAATATTATAATGACATCAACAACTTCGATTTTTAAGATAGTACAATATAATGATTATAATGAATTAGAACGTATCATTAAAACTAGTAAAGTAGATTTAAAAAATTTATATAAAAAAAATGAATACTTATTTTCAAATGCAATTAATTTTAGATCTAAAGAATGTTTTGATTTATTGATTGAATCTAAATATTTTGACCCAAATGATCCATATAAAAATGGCTTATTAACTGCATTAGAATATTATTGCAATGCTAAAAATCAATCAAATTCATATTATATAAATAAATTGAAAAATAAATTTGTTCACTTTACTAGACAAGCAATACATATAATTTTAAAATCAGATTGCTATGATGAATTTAGTGATTTTATTATATTTTTTATTAATGAAAATCCTATTGAAAATATTAAATCATTATTAATTATGAGTTTAGATAATATTACATCTTTTAAAAAAATAATAAACATTGGGTTGTCAATGGATTTAATTACAACTGAATTAGCTATAAATATAATTAATTCAGCATATAAAGATAAAAAATTAACTGTTATGATTGAATTTATTAATTGTGGTTTAAATATTTTTCAAAATCAAGAAAATGTTATTAATTATTTTTTGGAAAATTTTCATGATCAGAATGCAATTAAATATATTATTGATAGTGTACTATTATATAATCCCAATATAAATCTATCTTCACTTTTAGTTAAATATATTAATAAAAAAAATAATTCTTATTATTGGGATACATCACTTTTTAATTGCTATAAATTATATAACATTTATACAAATTATAATATATTAAAAAAACTAAATTGTAATTTTTTTGAAGGTTGTGATATTTTAACATTAATTATAAATAATATATTATGTTCTTATGTTAATAGTTATAATAATATTAAAAGATTTGATGAAAATAAAATTTTATTAATAATAAAATTATTTGATTTGTTTTTAGAAGAAAAAATTATTGATAATAATTCAGTTATAAAAAAAACTAATGGATCTCTTGAAATTTTTAAAAAAAAAAATGAGTATAACTATCATGATTTACAATGCGTTTTATACTTACTGAAGTATTTAGAAAATAAAGGAATAAAATCAGATGATTTTATTGAATTTAAAAATCTAGTTATACCACCACAAAAAGTTATTGATGTTGAAAGTTTACTTCCTAAAAAATTAAAAGCTATTAAATGGAAATATTAATTTTATCTGGTCTATTGACTAATTTGTTATTTTACAACAGGTATTGCTTCACCAGAAATATAAAAATAAAATCATTTACGATATAATATCACTTATTTAAATAATTTAAATTTTAATTCTATATATAATATAATTATGTCAGAAGAAAATAATTGTTATTATATTTGTTCTATGGGATTTAGAAAATCATGTACTATATTTAGTTTAATAAACAATGATAATTTAGATAATTATAATTTTAATAATTTAAAAGATAATGATATTTTATATATTAAAACAGATGCTTTATATAATTTTTTTAAAATTATAAATAATATTAATTGTAGATTCATATTAGTATCTGGGTGTAGTGATTATACTGTTCCATATGATAGATTTAATAATATTGATGAATTTATCAAATTTATTTCAAATGATAAAATAATTCATATGTTCGCACAAAATTGTGTATATAAACATCCAAAAATTACTAATCTACCAATAGGTCTAGATTATCATACATTAAATGGAAATGAAAACTTTTATTGGGGGAGAAATTGTAAACCAATTGAACAAGAAAATGAACTTATAAATATTAAGAATAATGCAAAACCATTTTATGAAAGAATATATAAATGTTATTCTACATTTCATTTTTCATATAAAGGATATAAATATGAATATGATAGAATAGATGCATTAAATAATATTCCACATGAACTAATATATTTTGAACCAAAATTAATTCCAAGGGATAAAACATGGGAAAATCAAATAAAGTATTCTTTTGTTATATCTCCTCATGGAAATGGTTTAGATTGTCATAGAACATGGGAGGCATTAGTATTAGGATGTATTCCAATTGTAAAAAAATCAGAGATAGATGCTTTATATAACGATTTACCTGTACTAATCGTAAATAATTGGTCTGATTTAAACCAAGATTTATTAAATAATACAATTGAAGATTTTAAACATAAAACATTTAATTATAATAAATTATCATTGCAATATTGGATCCATAAATTTAATGGAAAAATATAATTATTTTATTTAATATAGTTCATCAATTTATTTATATAACAATATACATTTTTATATTTATTATTTATTCTTTGACAAAAATCACCATCTTCTCCATGTGTCATATACTCATTATATTTAATATCATTACATAAATCAAGTTTTACAATAGGATGACCATGATGAATATTTATTGAAGGTATTGTATATAAATTTGTATGACCAATACTATTATGACATAAATACAAATCATCTTTATCTAATTCATATGAACTATATATATCAAAAAAATCATTTAAATAAGCATAATTATGTACAAATAAATTTATATTATTATAATTTAAAAAATACAAAAAATATTCTATTTTTTTTGTATGTGTAATATCATCACAATCACAAAACATTATATAATCAGGCTTTGTAAAATTTAAACAATATTCAATACCTCTATTTCTATTTTGCGAAGCATTTTGTTTAATATTTATATCATTAATAATAACAGTAAACTTTAAATTTAGTTTATTTATTTCATTAAATAAATATTCTTTTTGTTCAATATTTATTTCTGATACACAAATAATTATATTATTTGGTTTTACCGTTTGTTCTGATAAATTTTTAATACAATCTACAATACAATAAAAATCATTTATATAAGATGGTATTACTATATCTATTTTAATATTCGTTTTATCCATTAAATATATTTATATTAAAATTATTTCTTAATTATATTTATATTAAAATTATTTCTTAAATATATTTATATGATTAAATTATTCAATCTTGATTTACATATTTCAGTAATAAAAGATATTCAAAATATTTTAAAAGAATTATATTCAGACAAAATTGAACTTACAAATTGGTCAATATCTGCACATTCTTGGGTGTTTAATGAAACTAGTATTTGTCCAGATATTATCAATGCACATACTTGGAAAAATATTAATAAAGATATGATAAATAATTTTGTTAATAGATATAAAGATTTTTTATCAACATTTGATGGATTTATTGTTACACATACTCCAGTATTTTGTTTATTGTATGAAACATTTAATAAACCAATTATATTGATAAATAGTTGTAGATATGAACAACCTTTTTCGTGGAATAATAATATTGATATGTGGAATTATTTAAATATTAAATTAAAAGAAATGTATAATAAAGATCAATTAATAGCTGTTTCAAATAATAAAGCTGATGCAGAATATTTAAAAATTGGCACTGGTGTTGAATCTATTATTATACCAAGTTTATGTTTGTATACAAATTCTAAATATTGTCCAACTAAAGATAAATATATTATAAATAATAATTTTAATATACATGAAAATGAAGATATAATTAATAAATCAAGTTGTTTAAAAAACGGTTATAGTTGGCAAGAATTATATTCATATAAGGGAATAATTCATATGCCATATGAAATATCTACAATGTCACTATTTGAACAGTATAGTGCAAATATTCCTTTATTTTTTCCATCAAAAGATTATTTAATTAATTTAATAAAAAACAATGGTTATATGATACACTCAAGATATAATAAAATGTTTGGAAATAATAATTATCCAAATAATGTTGATATATGCTTAAATGATAATAGTGTAACAGATTTTTGGATAAATAAAGCTGATTATTATGATGAAGATAATATGAAACATATTATATACTTTAATAGTAATGAACATTTATATGAATTAGTTAAAAATATTGATAATTATGATATATCTGAAAAAATGAAACTACATAATGTAACAAGAAAAAATAATGTGTATACCATTTGGAAAAATATTTTTGACAAACTATTTAATATATAAATTGTATATTTCTAAACAAATAATATACGTTTTTATATAATTTTTATATATAAGTTTTTATATAATTAAAATGTCAACTGCTTATTGGGATAATAATGATTTAAATGGTTTTAATGATTGTAATTCAAATAGCATTGGTCAAATAACAATGCAAACAGAGTTAGGGAAATTTTTATTTAATTCATCATTAGATACATCAATTGTTAATTTTCTTGAAGTTGGAACTTGGAATGGTTTAGGTTCAACAAAATGTTTTATAGATGGATTTAAAAAAAGACATAAACCTTTTAATTTTTATTCATTAGAATGTAATAATGAAAAATCAAAATATGCTAAAAAGTTATATGAAAATATAGATAACGTATTCATATTAAATGAGGTTTTATTAAATAAAAAACCAAATGATATTTATGATATATTTCCAATATTATTGGAAAATCAACAATATAAATATTGGAATGATATTGATTTTGATAATATGAAAGATAAAAAATTATTTTTAGAAAGAAATGATTTACCAGAAATATTTGATTTAGTATTATTAGATGGTGGAGAATTTACAACATGGTATGAATATAATATAATTAAAGATAAATGTAAAATATTAGCATTAGATGATACAAAAACATTTAAATGTAAAAAAATTGTTGATGATATTAAATCAAGTAATAAATGGAAAATATTGCTTGAAAATGATGAAAGAAATGGAGTTTTTATTTGTGAGAAAATTAATTAATTAAGAAAATCAAATAATTCTTTTAATTTATAGTTATAATCATTTTGTATAAATATATTATTACTAAAGAAAACAATTTTAATATTAATTTTATACTAGTTCAGGAAGGAATTTGAAAAATAATTATACAATTATTATTTTATTATTTATACATTTGATGGTCTAATTTTATTCATATCACTAATACTTTTTTGTTGTTGTTCATAAACCATTTTAGCATAAATATTTTTAGCCATTTCTTGTGCTTTTTGTGCTGATAAATCTTCAACAGTTTGTGTATTTGAATTATTTTCAAAAAACATATTATTATCTACAGGTTGATTAATTTTTTCATCATTTAGTTGATTAAAAAATGTACTTGATACTCTATCATTACTTTTTAAATAATTAATTACATCATCACTATTTGGTCCAGACATTGGTAAACATTTACCTTCTATTTTACATGTATTTGATTCTCTTAAGTAACCTTTCAAGTTATTTAATATTTGATCACCATTGTTTTGAAGAAAATGTCTATATTCTTGAGATGATTGTACATTATTAATATTTCTAACATATTGATCAAATACTCTACTTCTTACATAAGATGTTAGAAATCTTCCGTCATTCATTAATGGGGGACAATTATATTTATAATATCTGTTATCCATAACGTATTATATATATAATTAGATATTTTTATTTAAAATAAAATTTTTAATGTCATTTAATAATTGGTTTTTATTCTTATTTTTACCATTTATTTGTAAACCAAGTTTATATTCAATCGCAATATCTTGTAATTCGGGGAGTTTATATTTATTTAAATTTTTTAAAATATTTTCTAATTTTGATTCATTAATTTGAAGGGTTGTTTCAATGTTTTCATTTTTATCTTTTTTCTCATTAGTTTCGTCATTTGTATTATCATTTGAAAATTCTTCTAAGGGGGTTGTTACTTTATTTTGACTTGTTTCACTAGAAATTGTATCATTATCTAATTCTTTACTGGATTTTTCAGATATATTTTTACTACTTTCAGATAATTTATTAGATTTTTGAGATGATTTTTTACTTGTTTCGGATAATTTATTAGATTTTTGAGATGATTTTTTACTTGTTTCTGTCATTTGTTGACTTTTTTGAGATGAATTTTTACTAGTTTCAGATGATTTACCAGATTGTTCAGTACTTGTTTCTGATAATTTTTCATTTATTAATGTTTCTGAATTATTATTTTTTTCTATTTGTGATAAAGCATATTCTTCAAAATTTAATTTATCAGAGAATGATTCATCAGATACTTCTTTTATTTCAGGCATAATTTCAAATTGTTTATTATTATGATTAAGTATTGTATTTAAATTAAAAGGTATATTCATTGGAACCATAGATATTTGATTAAAAACAATATTAATATCTTCAGAAATATCTTGTGGTAAATTTTTTAATTCATTTTGAATGGTTATATATTCATCATTTAGTTTGTCTAATTCACTTTGAATTTTTTGATCAATTATTATATTTGATTCTATATTTGGATCAAATACTATATTTGATTCTATATTTAATTCTGTTTGTGGATATTTACTACTATTTTCTTGTTGATTTACACTTTTTTCAACATATTTTTGATAATTATTTTTATTTGTTAATTGTTTAGTTATTTTTTTATCCAAGTTATCAATATCTTCTAATTCATTCAATTCTTTTTCAATATTTAATGGCATATCACCATTTGATATTTGATAATTATTTTCTAAAGTAATCACTCTACCATACATATAATTTATTTTTTTATTGATATGTAAAAGTTCTTTATAAATGAAATAACATATTATTGTTAATGCAATTATAATAATTAATTTTAAATCAAAAAAACCCATATTAATAATATATAGTATTCTTTTAAGCATTAAACTCACTTTTTTTAAAATTAATTATTATATTTCTATTTTATTATATTCGAACATGTAATTTAATATTTAATCATTTTTTCTAATATAATTTATGAATCTAATTATTAATTTTTTTATTGGAATAACAATATTTATAATTTTTTATGTTTTTGATTTTAATATTGATAATATTTCAACATATATGAATAATAAAGTATTAACACAAGTAAATTTAAAATTATTTATACATAATTATTTTGTATCTTTCTTCAAAAAAAGTATAATAACTAATATATTATTTTATATCATTATTTTTTTTTGTGAAATAATTTTTTTAAGTTTTTATGGTATACAAATTACTAATCATTTTGGAAAATTACCTTTTTATGTTTTATCTTTATCATTTGTTGATTTAATTTCTTCTTATTTTAATTTTAAAAATATTAATTTATTAAAAGGAAATATGAGTTTTTTAATTATTGAAACATATTTCGGACATACATTTAATATTTATGAATTAGCAGGAATAAGTTTTAGTATAATAGTTAATTTCATTATTAATAACTTTGTTTAAAATAGATAATATAAATGTTTTATATATAAATAAAGAAATTTAAATATCTACAATAGTAAAATGGGCGGAGGTCTAATACAATTAGCAATATCAGGTAAACAAGATGTATCATTAACATATGATCCTGAAATTACTTTTTTTAAAAAAGTATATAAACGTCACACAAATTTTTCTTTGGAAATCAAAGAAATATACACAGATCAACAAGCTGATTATGGAAATATCATTTCATTTAAATTAGATAATGCTGATATGATTCATAGATGTTTTATTGAAATTAATTTACCATATTTATCTTTTGATGATTCAAGTGTAATTAATACAAATTATACAAATTGGAAATCAAATATGTTAAATAGACTTAATAATTCTATAAATAAGTGGAAAACATTATATTTAAATTTTAAAAACTTTGTAACAATTGAATTAATTTTATACCAACAACTTCAAAAGCTATTTTTATCAGATAATATTACATTAAATAGTTTAAAAGATACTGTTGTAAGATTTAATAATACCTATAAAAGTCAATTGAATACATATTCAAATTTAATTGATATAGATATTTACAATAAAATTAATATGGGTGGATATATTTTAAGTATTAATAAATTATTGACTTATTCAGATACAATACCTAATGATAACTATATATCAATAAACACAATAAAATCAACATTAAATGATCAATATAATATAATTTATGAATATTTAAACTATTATCACTCAAATTGGAAACAAAATATTAGTATTTATAATTCGTATAATTCAAATAAATTAAATGTTGCTTGGAATCATTTTATTGGACATTATTATTTTACAGATTTTGAATTAGAAATAGGTGGTCAAGTTGTTGAACAATATTCACCTGATCAATTACACATTTATCAATATCATCATTTAACTGAAGATCAAATAAATAATTATTATAAAATGGTTGGTAATATACCAGAATTAACAACATATAATAATACACCTAAACCACAAACAAAAATTATTTTACCTCTATTATTTTGGTTTTGTCGTAAAGCAGGTACATCTTTACCTCTTGTTTCAATGAGAAATACTGCAGTAAATATTAATTTAACAATAAATAAACTTAAAAATTTAGTTTACTTTATTGATTATGAATCAGAATATTATAAATTTTTAAAATTAACTGTACCAAAAGATACTAGTACGTCACCTGATACAACACTTAATTATTATGATTATACATATAATGTAAGTGATAAAAATCTAACATATAATCTTAAAAATATAAATAATAAAGCTCTATCATTAATTTATACTAGTTTAAAATCAGAAGATATTACATATATTTTAGAAACATATGGTGTTTTAGAAAATAATCAATATGTTTTAAATTTAAACCAATGGGTTATATTTAAAAATGATCTTAAAAATAATTCTAATTTAATGATAAAGATAGGTGGTTATGAAAATTATACTGATTTCAACTATTTATTAAATTTAATACCTAAACCAGATGTTAAACTATTGTGTGAAAATGTATATTTAGATGATGTTGAAAGACAAAAATTTGCTTCAACAAAATTAGAATATATTATTGAAACATTTAATGAAAATATATTTGATATGTATAATTTAAATATTTTTGATGGTTCAATATCATTAGATAAACCTTGTAAAATATTAAAATGGTTTATACAACCAAAAATATTTTTATTAGGATTATCTCCTTATTCAAAAGTTACTCCATATATGTATGATTACACTAAATATTTCACTAACTTTTTTTTTAATAAACAAGTTATTACACTTAATCAAATGGAATTACTAAATCAATATTTAGATAAATCATTTTATAGCTATGTATTAGGTTTTAAAACATTAAATCGTGAATTACCTGATGGTGTTTATTATTATAATTTTGCATTATTTCCAGAAGAATCACAACCTTCAGGTACTGCTAATTTAACTGTTATTACAGAAAAGAAAATAAGATTTGAAATGAATCCATTATTTTTAAATGAATATTTTACATCTAAACTTAATCCTGGTAAATTAGGTATGCAATTAAAAGTTTTAACTTTAAATTATAATTTATTTGTTGTTCACCAAGGAATTGGTAGACTAGTTTTTATTCAATAATAAATATTATATTTCATTTGTTATATTTTATAAAATAATTATATATATGGAATACAAGAATAAATATTTAAAATATAAAAATAAATATTTAAGTTTAAAAAAACAATTAGGTGGCAATAAAGAATATTTTGAATTATATACTATTAATTCTGAAACTACTTTATATCATGGAAGCTTTAATAAAGTTAATGGACATATTAATATTCCTGGATATTTTACTACCGATCCACTACAATCGTTAGGGCATTTAATTAGTACTGCAAGAAGATTAGATAATTCTACAGATTATAAAATTACAGATTTAAATAATATATCATCATGTTATCCAATTATTTATAAATACAAAACAGTTGATAAACTTACTTTATTAAAAATGAATGTAGGTAGTAAAAAATATAATGATAGTTTTGGAGTATTATTTAATAAAGGGATACTAAAAACTTTTTTAGATGAATTAGAAGAAACTAAAAAATTTGAAGTTTTAACAAATTTTAGAAATAAACTTGAAGATATTGGTCAAAAAATACCAGAAAAAGAAAAAATAGATATTACAAATGATAACTTTTTTTGGATTTATTGTGTATTATTTGATAAATATATTGACTTATGTAAATCAGGATGTTTTGGTGGATGGGTGAATACACCAGGTTATTATTTATTATCAAATATTGATTATAATTTATATTTTAATAATATATTAGAAGATATACAGTATGGTTCGAAAATAGATGGTATATATGTTGAAAGAGATCAAGACGAAATTATATTATTTAATAATACTAATTTATCCGATATATCAATTCCTAATTTTATTTTACCTTTTTATATAAATACAGAAGATAAAGCTAAAGAATTTATAAATAATTATGATAAAGTAGTTTTAGAATTTTTAAATGATAAAGATAATAAAGATAAACAAAAAGCTATTATAAATTTATTTAAAAAATTTAATCATATAGATGAATCAGGAGAATATAAATGGAACTTTGATTGGTTTAAAACATATTGTGAAAATTATAATCCATATAAAGAAGTAGATATATCTAATTGTACACACCCTGAATTTACAAATCCAGAAAAAGAAAAGTGTCGTATAAGATTTCCTGTAAATATAATACTTGAAGACAAATTTCAAGACCCAGAATGCGATAATTTTCTATCAAGTAAATTATCAATTTTAAATATAAAATCACACTCTGAATTACTTAGTAAATGGATTGATAATATAAAAACAGATAAATTTTCTGATAATAAATTACAATTATTTGAAAATAATTTTTGCAAAAATAGACAAAATATACTTCAAAGAAAATTATAATCATATCATCATTTATACCCTTTATAAGTCTAAAAATTTAGGCAAATATGAAAATTATGTATACAATTAAAAGTTTTAACTTTAAATTATAATTTATTTGTTGTTCACCAAGGAATTGGTAGACTAGTTTTTATTCAATATATATCATCTGGATCTACATCATAGTGTACAGCTAATTCTAATCCTTGTTGTGGATCATATGATCTATCATTATTATCACCTTCATAATGCCATTGATCTATTCCTATAGATGACTCACCAAATGCTCCTTCTATTTTATTATTTTCAGTAAATAAAGGTATTTTTTTTTGATTAATTTTTTTATAATCAAGAATCATATCATCATATACTTCTTTAATTGTTTTACCTTCGAACTTGTTTGTTTCATCATTTTTTATTATTTCTTCTAATTCATTTTTATTTATATCTAAAAATCTATAATCATATAACATCTTTTGACTAATAGGTTCTTCTAACATTACTGATGGAGATGCATAATCATGGATATCAATATTATTAAGTGGAATAGTAATAACACCTTTTAAATTTTCATTATTATAGTTATTTATTATTTGTTCTTTTGTTAATGGCAAGTTAGTAAAATTTAAATCATCTAATTTATGAACAAGATTTCTATTATCATAATCATTTCTATTTAAATCAATTGTATTTTTATGAGCATTATTATTTTGATCATAATTAAATTTTAAATTTGATGTTAATTCTAAATTATTGTTTGGTTTTAAAACATTTAAATTTTGATATAACTTTTTATTATTATCAAAAGTTGAATTAATAATAAATTGATCTTCTCCATATAATAGTTTTTTATCTTTAATTTTTGGTACAGATGATATTTTTTCAATAACTCTTTTTTTATTTTTGTTATAATTTTTATTTTTTTTTATTTGTTTTGTATATTTTATTTGATTTAATAAAAATAATATAATAAAAACTAATATTATATTTTTTAAGTCCAACATTTATAATACTTAGAAAAAATGAAAAAATAATTAATAAAATAATAAATTTATTAATATGGATTTAGTAAAGAAAATATTAAAGAACAGTTATGAAGCCATTGATAATTTAAATATTGAGGATCTTGAAAAATTAATTATTTTTGCAAATGATAAATATAGGAACACCGAAACACCAGTTATGACTGATGAATTATATGATATTTGTGTGGATTTTTTAAAATTAAAAAATCCTAAATCAAAAGTATTAAAAGTCATTGGTGGAAAAGTTAAAAGTAAAGACAAAGTAAAATTAGACTATTGGCTAGGATCAATGGATAAAATAAAACCAAGTGATACTAGATTATTAGAAAAATGGATTAATAAGTATAAAGGACCTTATTATGTTTCAAATAAACTTGATGGTATTTCTGCAATGATTATTTATAGAGAAAATGGGGATACTAATTTATATACAAGAGGTACTGCTGATGAAGGTTTAGATATATCACCATTGTTAAAATATATTAAAAATATTCCTTCATGGTCTTTAGTTAATAAATATAAAACCAAATCAAAGAAAGCTGGTATATTATTAGCATGTCGTGGTGAATTGTTAATGAATAAAGACATATTTAAAAATAATTGGAGTGAACTATTAAAAAATGGAAGAAATGGTGTTTCTGGTTTAGTAAATAGTAAAACAATTAATCCAAAACTAGCAAGTGATACTGATTTTGTATTATATGAAGTTATTGATCCATTTTTAAAATTTAGTGATCAAATGAAAATATTAAAAGATTTAAAATTTAATGTCGTTAAATATGAGGAAGTTCCAAAAATTAGTTTTGAAATTTTATCAAATTTATTAATAAAAAGAAAAAAAGAATCAGAATATGAAATTGATGGTTTAATTATTACTAATAATGAAGAAAATAAAAGAAATATAAAAAGTAATCCAGAATATGCTTTTGCTTTTAAAGATATTTTAGATGATCAAAAAGCTGAAACAAAAGTTATTAGTATTGAATGGAATATTTCAAAAGATGGTTATATCAAACCAACATTAATCGTTGAACCTGTAACTATTGGCGGTGTTGAAATATCGAGAACAACTGGTAATAATGCTAAATTTGTTGTTGAAAATAAATTAGGAAAAGGAGCACACATTGAGATTATTAGAAGTGGTGATGTAATACCTAAAGTTAACAAAGTTTTAAAACAATCTAAAAATGTTGAAATGCCTGAAGGAGAATGGCATTGGAATGAAACAAATGTTGATATTATTTGTGATTCACTTGATAATAATGATGTCTTAATTAAAAATATTTATTATTTCTTTTCTTCTCTTGATACAAAAGGATTGGGTGAAAAAATAGTTGAGAAATTTGTTAATAAGGGTTATGATAGTATTCTTAAAATTATAAAATTATCGGTTCCTGAAATTTTACTTGTTGAAGGTTTTAAAGAAAAATCTGCACAAAATATAATTGATTCAATAAAAAAATCATTAACAGAAATTTCATTAAGTAAAATAATGAGTGCATCAAATAAATTAGGTCATGGTATTGGAGAAGAACGTATTAAATTAGTTTTAGATAAATTTCCTAATTTGTTAGATGATGCTGATAAATGGTCAAAAGATGAATTTATTAATAATCTAAAATTAATTAATGGATGGGAAGAAAAAACCAGCTCATTATTTGTTAGTAATTATAAAGAATTTAAAAAATTTTATAATTCAATTGAACCCTATATTACAATTAAAAAACAAAAAGTCAAAGAAGTTATAAAAAATAAATATACAGATAAAACGGTAGTTATGTCTGGATTTAGAGATTCAGAGTTACAACAAAAATTAGAAGATTCTGGAGCAAAAATAACCAATAGTGTTTCGAAAAATACTGATTATTTAATTGTTAAAGATCAAAACACTATTGATGAAAATACAGGTAAAGTACAAAAAGCTCATGAATTAGGTATTAAGATTATAATTAAAGATAATATTTTTTGAAATTATATTTATTATTGATTTTAATAAAAATAATCTAAAATTATTTATATGCACTATACAATTGATGGAAGTTTAATACTTAATAATCAAAAAATTATTGAAAATTTTCAAACAAATAATTCAAGTTCTTCTGCTCCTTCTAATACAAGTTCTACTCCTGCTAATAATACAAGTTCTACTCCTGCTAATATAAATTATTCTACTGATAATAATATTGATATATATAAATTATCAGATGAAATTAATAATATAAATAATATATTACAAAGTACAGTTAAAAGAGATGAATTGTCAAAATTAAATCAAGATTTAGTTAATTTATATAATATGATTAATAATAATAAGGTATCAGAGACAGTTAAAAAAGAAGAATTAACAGCTTTTGGTAATAATATTTTAAATATTGTAGATACAAACATTAAAAATATAACTAATCAAATACAATATCAACAAAAAGAAATACAAAACAAATTTGCAAAAATTCAAGATACTATGGAAAAATTAAAATTACTATTTTCAGATTCATCATTTTCATTAAAAGATCAGATTTTATCCAGTAGTTCTATTGAGATTAAAAAATAATTATATTAATTTAAAATATTCTCTTAAATATTTACTATAACGTTTAGATACTTGTAAAAAGTAATTTTTACACTTTAATTCAAATTCCTGTTTTAAATTTTTATAATCTTCATGTAATTTTTTATTTTTTTTATCTATTAAAATCATATTTTCTATTTTACATAAATTATTATGCATAGTGCCAACTTTTTCTCTAAAATCATAAATTTCATTATATGTATCTATAGTTTGATCAATTAAATCTCTTTCTTCAAATATTTTATTAAAATAACCTTTTTTTAAAAAATGAAAAAAGAATTTTAGTAAATTATAATAACTCATTTGGTATTTATTTTTACTGTTTTTTGTTAAACTTTTAATTAAAACATCATCTAATTCTACATTAATAATTGCTGTATTATTAAAAGGTTTTTCTTTAAATATAACAAAATTTGATATTTTAAAATCATTATATACAACTTCAATAAACATATAATTATATTTATAATCTGATAATTTAATAGTTTTTCCATTAAATTTTTTTTTCCCTTTTAATGCTTCGTCAATTGTAAATGGTGGTTTTAAATTTAATTTTAAATACATATATAAATTAACATATTCAAAAATTGTCTTTTTTTTGTTATATTCAACTATTAGTTTTGTTATTTCATTTATCATTTTTTTTGGTAAAGTTGAATCTATCTGATCTTGATTAATATTACTATTTTCTATTTGTAATAAGCCATTTAAATTACCTAAATTATCTAATAATTTTTTTATTGATTCATCTATTATATCAAAAGTAAGTCTTACTAATATAATTTCATTTTCTCTTGATTTTAATTTTTTAAAATAATTTTTTAATAAATTTGAAATTTCATTTTTATCGATATTTAATTCTTCTTTTAAATCTAAATCACATGCTTTATCTTTCCCATATCTTAAATAAGAACCAGATACTTTGGATTTTGTTACTTCAAGTAATTCTTTTGCTTCAGTTATAAATTCATCATCTACGATATTTGAATAATCGATACTTTTAAATCTTGCCATATAAAATAATAGAAAAAAATTATTATAAAAAGTTGAATTATTTTATCTTTTGTTAATTGAATTAAGTATAATGCAAATTTTAGATATAAATAATCAAATAAATAATTTGGTAAACAATCAAATACATGAAATTAAAAAGTTAGACTTTAATTACAATAAAATTACTGAAATTAAAGGATTAAATAAGTTAATCAATCTACATAAATTATATTTATATAATAATGAAATAAATGAAATAAAAGGGTTAGTTGATTTAATTAATCTAGAAAAATTAGAATTATATAATAATAAAATAAAAGAAATTAAAGGATTGAACACATTAATTAATCTAAAACAATTACAACTTTGTAATAATCAGATAACAGAAATAAAAGGAATAAACAATTTAATTAATCTAGAACAATTAAATTTAAATTCTAATAAAATAATAGAAATAAAAGGATTAAATAATTTAATTAATCTAAAAAAATTATTTTTAAGTGGTAATAAAATAATAGAAATAAAAGGATTGGATAATTTAAGTAATTTACAGCAATTAAATTTACATTATAATGAAATTGTTGAAATAAAAGGATTAGATAATTTAATTAATCTACAAGAATTATATTTGCCTTATAATCAAATAACTGAAATAAAAGGATTAGATAATTTAATAAATCTACAAAAATTATGTTTAGAATATAATCAAATAAGTGAAATAAAAGGATTAGATAATTTAATTAATCTACAAAAATTATGTTTAGAATATAATCAAATAACTAAAATTAAAGGATTACCATTAAATTTATGTTATTTAAGAAATTTTACTTATTATAATCCAACTATTTGTTCAAAGATAGATAGATAGATTAAATAGAAGAGTTATTGGTAATAACATTATTTATAATAATTGCCAGAAGATAAATAATTATTATATACAAGAAACTTGCTAAATTAATATCTTACGTAATTTATTTAACATAGACATTATTAATGATGAAATATTAATTGAAGTAACTAAATTTGAAATATTTAATTATTATGATGACAAAACAGAACATTCCACTTATTTAATAAATTATGCAGATTTACTTTTTTATGTATGGATTAGTAAAAGTCAATATAAAAGTACTTAATCGATAGATTAATGATGAGTTATGTCTATGTTTTACTGGTAAATTATCTATAAAAAAATGATTTTATTTTTATTTAATTATCTAATTATAGGTATGGGAACACAAGGATCATTTGGTTATAAAATAGGACGTAAAGTTAGACTTATGCATGTTCAATTTGATGCAGATTTACTTTGGTATACTTGTATTAGAGAGTTATATATATTGATGAAACATTTCGGATCAATAGATTTATTGAGTGAAGCATTTGAAAATTTAGAAGAGGCTAAAAATAAACCAACACAAGAAGCTATTGAAAAATGCAAATATTACACAGATTTATCTGTTTCATATCAATCAACAACTGATTGGTATTGTTTATTAAGAAATTGTCAACATAGTTTCATTAACATATTAGATTCTGGCTATTTCTTAAATGATGGTCAAAAAGCAGGTTACATCCTGTTATTAGATTTCAATACTAATTCAGTAAGATTTTATGGTATACATTATGATAATACTGAATATGAATATGAGAATAAAACTATTGAAGAAATAATGGATTTTGCCAATATGCCAACTAAAACTATGACAGAAATTTTAATAGATTTAAAAATTAAATACGATGAACAATATGAAAAACTAAAAAAGATTGAAGAAAAAATAAATAATATGAATGATATAATAAAAAAAGTAAAAGAAATAAAAACAGATGAAAATACAAATGATATAATAGAAATAATTCAACGAGCAAATGAACTTAAAAAAGATTTTGAGTTTCAATATAAAATTTTACAATCAGAGTATCGATATTTCAATCACAGAATGCATAATTTATGTAATGCATAATTTATGTAATTCATAATTAGTTACATTTATTGATGTTTTATATATTTTATCTTTAGGATTCTTAATAGTACCTTCACCTTCAATATAATCATAATAACCAAAAAAACATTTATTATTTATAATCAGATCAATAAATTTATCTTTCTTATAACCAATAGTTAAAAATGTTACTTTATTTTTATAAAATCTACCACATGCAATTAAACCCTTAAATTTTACTGATAATAAATTATTTCCAATAACTTCAACATTAATGTAAGAATCAATTAAATATTCTTCATCAATCCAATATCCATAATTTTTATATTGACTTATTTTATCTATATTTTGATTATACTTATTATTAAAACTAACTAATGTATCATTGACAAGTTTCCATGGTTTTTTACCTAGTGTTAATTTTATGTGTGTTTTTGCACATTGAAAATGAACCCATTTTCTATACATACTATTACAATGATTAAGTGTTGATAACCAAAATTCTTTTGGATTATATGTTTTTTGATATGCTAATGCCAAAACTAATTTTGCATAAGAATATGCATGACTTTTACAAAAACTATATTTAGATAAATTTGATAATCTATCCATAACAAATTTTTTATCTTTATCAACACTTAAAAAATCATCTAATAAATCTTTAAAAATTTTTATTTGTTTATATTTATTTTTAGTAAAAGCTTTTCTATAAATATCTGCAACTGATTCAGGACATTTAATCAAATCTTTTATATATTTAATTGCATCATCATCAAAAATCATATAACTATGAATTTTATTTTCATTAATTAGTTTTTTCAGATATTCATTCTTAAAATCTTGTGCCATTGGTCTTATAATTGCTAAAGCCTTTGCTATATCATCTAATGATGTTGGTTTTAATTCTAAAAATGTTTTTCTCATTGCTGGACTTTCAGCAAATGTAATTCCAATATTTTTTCCTTTTGATAATAATTCAAATACTCTTTGATCGTCTCTGTTATAAGATTCTATATCTTGTTTAGATATATCAATTAATTGTGCTAAACCTCTATTTGATAATATATCAATTTTAAATAACCCATTATCTTCAGTTTCATCTTTATTATACTTTATCTGTTTCACACCATCTTTTTCTTTTAATATTAAATTTTCTGGTACCTCTTCATTAAATATTACAATCCCGCCACAATGTAATGAAAAACATCTAAAAGTATTCAATAACTCTTTTTTTTTTGTGATTATTTCATTTTTTAAATTAGAATCTAATTTTAAATCATCAAAACGTTTAATAGATTTTTTATTAATAGTTTTATCAATATCAACATCTTTTATTGCTTTTCTTAGAGCTGACTTTTCTCTAAACATAATATGATTTGATATTCTTGCCATTTTATTTGGAAACTTATTATTAATTCTATTAAATACCTCATCTCTTAAATTATATGGAAAATCAAAATCAACATCTGGCATAGAGTCTCTTAATTCATGAAGAAATCTTGACAAACAAATATTTTCTTTTATTGGATCTATATTTGTAATTTTTGTTAAATAACAAACAAGTGATGAACCAGCAGATCCTCTTATTATATGAGGTATGTCTTCTATAAGATTTGTTATTTCTAATATATCCAATATATATTTAGCAAATTTTTTATGTAACAAAAGTGCAAATTCATGGGTTAATCTTATATAATATTCATTACATGAAGGAACTTCAACTTTAATTGCATTAATTATTTTTTTTATTTTAGTATGGGAATATATATTTTTTAACTGATATGGTGTCATTTTTGTTTCTCTAATTATAATTTCTTCTATTTCAAAAATTTTATCATAAATAGACATACATATTTTATATATTAGGTAAATAGTAATAATAACAATTTTTTTATGTGCAATTATTAGAGAAGTTAAATTAAATTATCTAAAGTTATTAAAAATTCGCATTCTGTATTATTTTTAATTATTGAATATTTAATCTTTAATATTTCACAAAATTTATTAACAATGTTATTAGCTATATTTATTTTTATTGGAATATTTATAACTTCTATATCATTTATTTTTTTTAAAATTATTCCTTTTATTCTTTTTGTTAATAAATTTAATTCATAATTAGTTATAGGACCAAAATTTATTGAAGAATCAATTGAATCATAACTAATAAAATATTTTTCTTTTTTTGTTAGACTTATTTTTTCATAACCGATATCATATTCTTTTAATTCTAAATTTGTTTCATTTTCTAATTTATCATTTGTTTCATTTTCTATTTCAATATAATCATTTAATATAAAATCAATTTTATTTGAATATAATTTTTTGTTTTTATTTTTAACAAGAATAATAGAATCAGAAATATCATTTATTAAACATAGTTTGCTATTTAAATTTATCAAAAATTTAACCCAATCTTTTTCATTATTTAATGGATTATTATAAATTGGTAATATTGTTTTTGATATATTTTGAAAATTAGCAAATGTAAAATATAAATACAACTTTAAATTTTTATCATAATTTATATAGTGGTCCCATTTTTCTTTTGACCAATTATGATCAACAGCAAAATCTGATTTAATTGAATTGTATACAAAATAACATGATGGTTTAAATTTTTCATTCATTATATAATTATTATAATCATCAGATGAATTTACTACTAACATTTTATTTAAAATTATATCTGGATCAATAGTATTTATTGCAAAATTTTTATTTATATTTTCTATATTGATATAATCTGTACAATAACCATCTTTATTAAGATGTAATAAGCTAATTGATTCTAAATATTCAATTTTTTTTTTAATTTCTTTTATTTTTTTTTTATTTTCAAAATCATTAACAATTATATAATCATCATTACTAAATATATTTTTTTCATTAATTTGTGAAATTTCTTCTTCCAAAGTTTTAATTTCATTTAAATTATTTTTACAATTACACTTATTATTATATAAGTCATTACTACATATTCCATTAAAACCATGGTGACCTTTTATACAATTACGTCCATAATAACAATAATTTGGTTTATTATTAAAATCATAAATTACACCATCTGAAAAATATTTATTTTTTGGACATTGCTTATTACGTCTAAAAATTTCATATAATAATGAATATTCTGTTTGAGTTAAATTTTTTTCATAAATTTCATTATTGTCAATGATATTAAATAATTTTTCTAATGATTCTAAATTCAAATTATTATTTGGAAATTTAATTTTATCAATTAAATTATCTTTTGTTAATTGTGATTGAATAAGTAAAAAATTATCAAAATATATTTTATTTAATTTAATTGTTAATTCAATCAAAGGAATTTTTTTTGTTTTAATGTAGGAATCAAATATTAATCCTACATTTGTTTGTGTCTGATTTAACATATTATGTCTTGAACAATCACAATTAAATTTCTTACATAATGTTGTATTTGAATTCAAAGATAATCCAATAAATATATCTTTATCATTAGTTTGTTTTTTTTTTACTACATTTAAGTAATTTTTATTACAAATAGTATTTTTACTATGAATAAATTTACATTTTGTATCAGAACAACATTTATTTTTCCAAAAAACACAATATGAAGGTTCAATATTATTTCTTTTTAAATTTTCTAATTCTTTATTAGAATTTTCTAAATTTATTTTGTAGTTTTCATATGCAGAATTATCATGTATATATTTACACCATTCAATTCTACAATTACCATATTTCAAATAATAAGAACAATAACATGGGTTAATATTTGAATTATATTCATCTCTTAATTTTATTGAATGATAAAATCTACAATTTGTATTTGTACAATTTGAAACAATAAATTGAGAACAAAAACCTTTAAACTCTTTTTTAATTTCATTTGAATCTTTACATAAAATTTTATTTTGTATTGAATTTTCAAGATCTTCTATATATTTATTTCTTAATGATGATGAATGAATTAGATTACATTTTCCATCACAACTTCCTATTACAAAATTTACACAATTACCTTTGTAATTATTTATTTTACTAAACATATAAAGTGGTAAATCATTATTATTTTTGTTAACAATTTTATTATATAACATAAATAATTTAGTTATATTGTTATTATTCTTAAATTCAATTTTTTTATAAAAAATTTTTATCTTTTTTTTAATTGTAAAGTATTAAATGGTCATAACAGAAAACATCCTTATTTATTTAATAATATGGTTTTTAAATAAATTCGTGTTTATTATGTATTTCTTATTATAAAATTAAACAAATGGTTGAATAATATTTCTTCTTTCAATTTGCTCAATTTTCATAATAATTGTAACATCAGGTATATTTGGTAAATATGATTTAACAGACATATTATTTGATGGTTTATAAAGGTTAAAATATTTACTATAAACGGTACCAACTTGTTCATAGTTAGAATCTAGTAAAGTAAATTTGATTTTATTATTAGTTGTTTGCAAATTACTATAACTATAGTTTTCAAAAGCATCACCTCTTAAATACAAATAATCTTTTGATTGCGTTGAAGGAAAAAATACACCAAAAGTATCATTTATTTCTTGTTCTGTTGCAACTAATCTATTTGGTACAAATGGTAACATACTGAGATAAAATATTTTATCATCTAATAAATCACGAATACCAAAATTAAATTGGCTTAATCTTAATGATGTACCTGAATTTAAAACATTTAAAAGACGTCCAGGAACATAATTATTTGGATAACCATCAGTCCAAATACCTGCAAATTTTATAATAGTATTATTAACTTCTTGTGGTAAATTTTTATTAATCAAATCAACAATTATATTAGTAATTTTAAATAATTTTCTATCAACATATGATTTATCAGATTCATTCACTATTAAATATTCTAAATATTGTCCTGGAAATATATATTGATAATTTAAATAATTTGTCTTAAATATAAATATTGTTTCAATATTGTTATTTTTTCTATCTTTACCATATTGTATATGATCACCAACTGTATCAATAAATGTAATATTTTTATAATAATCACCTATAATTAATCTATTATTTGTAAATAAAGGTAAAGAAAAGTTTGTTGTATTACCTAATTCTATCATTGTACCAGTTATATTTGTGATTGGATAAATATTATCATTAATATTTAAATAACTATAAATATCTGTTTTAATATTTATATATTTTGATAAATAATATGGATTATTATATTGAATTGCAACTAAATAAATTTTTTTATTATTAAGATCAACTAATTCTAATACTTCTACTTTAGAAGTAGTATTATCAAGATGAATAACATTAATTATTGTATTATTAATATTTATACCAGTATAATATGATAATGTAATAGTATTATCTGTGTTATAAATAGGTGTTATACCATTAAATGGTTCACCCATATATTCTCTTGGTATAAATCTAGGTACTAAAATTTGTGCAACTTGAATTTTTTTAATATGATCAAATTTATTTGGTATAATTGCTTTTTTATATTCTGAGTCTGGATTTTCATTAAATGTTAGTTCAAAATTAAATGGGTTTGGCTCTAATATTAAATTTCTACTTTTTGAATTGATTTTTAAGGTATATACATTTGTTTCAATATCTTTAAAATTAAATTTTTCAAACTTAAATATATTTTCTTGATCATTTGTTGTTATATTACCACTAATATCACTCATTAATATACTTATGAATATATTTTTATATATAGAAAATTGAAATATATATTCATTTATATTATAACTTATACATATGAGTAAAGCTAAAAATGCAAATACAATATTAATAGACAGTGTTATTCTTATTGATACATCATATACATCTTTTCATCGGTTTTTTGCTACACTAAAATGGATGTCTATGGTTAATCCAGAATTGTACAAAGAAAATTTTAATAATCCAGAATATAATTGGATTGATAATAAAGAGTTTATGGAAAAATACGAAAAAATGTATTTAACAAAGATAGAAAAAACTGTAGGGAAAAAAGTATTTAACAAAGCACTAATAATTTTTTGTATGGATACACCAAAAGAACAAGTCTGGAGAACTACTGACTTGAAATGTGATTATAAAGCTGAAAGATTAGATCTTTCACTAAAAAATAATTTCAAACCTGTATTTAAATATACATATAATCATTTGATTCCAAATATTTTAAAAGAACATAATAATATTTTTAAAATTAAACTTGATAAATTAGAAGCAGATGATATTATTGGGCTTGTTGCAAAATATATTGAAGAAAAATATGAAACAAAAAATGTTTTTATAATGTCTGGAGATCAAGATTTTTATCAATTAGGTAGAAAAAATGTAAGTTTTATTAATTATAAAACAAAAAAACCAATAATATTTAATAAAGAAGAAGCAAAACTAGAATTACATAAGAAAATATTATTAGGTGATAAATCAGATTGTATACCCAGTATATTTCCAAGTAAATTTCCTATTAAATTAAAAAAAGATTTAGTTGAATCAATTGAAACATTTAATAATTTTATTAAAGAAAATAAAGATATTGAAGATAAATACAATCAAAACATAAAACTTATAAATTTTGATTATATACCAGTAAATTATAAAAATCTTGTTATTGATGAATTTAATGATATTTTGAAAAAATTTTTGTATAAAAATAAAAATATAGTTTTTTAATAAAATATTTTATAAAGCAATATAATAAAATGTTACCAAATGTTTTATCATATAATAAATTTACTTCTTCAAGAGCAGCAAGATTTAATATTAAAACCAATAATGATATTGGAGGATTTAATTTAGCTTCAGGTACTAATACATTTAAAATTAATGATCGTACATTTAATTTATTTTCAAATAGATTGCTAACAATTGATGGTAAGTCTGATGATAAGGAAGTTATTCCTGGTAATATATGTAAGTTACCCTTATCATTTGATCGATATCCTCAATTAAAAGATGTAAATCTTACTTATCAAACAACATACAAAGAGATAGATAGAGATGATTTAGGAAAGAATTTTGTATGGGGTGATTGGAGTAATGCCAACTTTGAAAATGAATCAAGTGTCTTTATAGGTGAAATTACACAAGATAATAGGATAATAGAAACTAAAATCATTATAGATACTAAAAGTGGTGTTAAAAGTAATGTAGATGTTAAATTATCTGATGTACGTTTATTATATTTAAAGTCAATAAGTGTATCCGAAAATATAAATGATAATTATCATTTATATTTAATTATTCCAAGAACATTAATTAATGAATATTATTATTTAGCAATAATTAAATATGATTCAGACAAAGATGAATTTATTAATAAAAATTATATTATATCAACAGGAATTAGAAGTGGTAATATTAAAAATATTGGATTAAGTGCAGGATCTATTAATACTCCTATTTATAAATTTGAAATAATAAATAAAGATGATACAACAGATGAATTATCTTTATATTATTTCAATTGGTATGAAAATTCATGTGTTACACAATTTATTAATTCAGTTAGAATACCAAGTGATAATTTAATTGTATCTAGTTTTAACGATCTAAAAGATTTTGGAAACAAATTTAATGCTGGAAACTCAAATTTAAAAATTGAGTGTATGTTGCCAATTAAAAATATATTTTTGGAAGGTAATATAAAGTTATCACCGAACGGCATAATGAATATTGAAATGTCTTTTGGTAGTCCTTTTGTAAATTGCAGTAATAATAAATTACTAGGAGTTGGGCATAGTAAATTACTTTCAAATAGTAGTATGTATCCATATAATTCTAATAAGTTAAAAAAAATACAAGAGCTAGTACCAAAAACATTAAGAAAATTATTTGGAAATAAATATAAACAACATCATAATGCTTTCCTACCAGAATGTTTAACTGGATATAATTACTTTAGCTATTTTATTAAATATGATGATAATGCCAAAACATTTAATATTAGTGATTTTTTTATACCTATTGATCTATCAGATAAATATCATTTTAGTTTAATTTTCACAACAGGAATATTTAATATTGGAGATAACACATTCATAACATCTGGCGAAGGAGATTATTATAGTAGTATTATAAAATATAATACAAATGCAGTTTTAGATTCATGTAGGCATAATGTTTTATATGATTCATTTAATCTAGATGACATTAACTATTATTTTCAATTAAAATATTTAGATGGAAACGTTGAAAACATCTTAATTGATGAAACACTGAATATCCATCAATTATATAATAAATGTTTTCCTACATCAGCTGCTACATATTTAGAAAATAGTTCAAGTAGAAGAAATCAATACTATTATAGAAAAAAATACTTAAAATATAAAAATAAATATATGAAATTAAAAAATGAATTAAATTAATTTTATATAATTTCACTTACTAATCCTTTTTCAAGACAAAATTCAGCTGACCATAAAATACCATCAAGTTCTTCTTCTTTAAATTTAATCAAATGCACCTAACACTTAATATACAGATCCACCATGTGAACTAATATATTGTTCTTTTGATTTTAATATTACAATATTTTTGTTTAGATTCAAGTTTACTTAATTCTTAGCCATAGAAATATATTTTATTAGACATCTTTTTCTGAAATGAATAATTATTCAGTTTATTTAATATCATTATAAAATTTCATAAATATGAATATTTATAATAATTTATATTATTATTAATTTTAATAACTTAGACTTCTGATATACATATCAATTCTTGTCTATTTTTATTAAAATTTAAAACCCTGCAGGGATTCATAAATGAATAAGTTTTCTCTGAATAACCACCATTATTATCTTGACATTTTGTACTTAATATTTTACCATCATTATCATATGATGAATCTTTGCAAAATGATTTAAAATTACCTAAAGTATTTAAAACTTCATTGGGAACTTCGCAATTTTCACAATTTTTTAATGTTACATTATCTGGATTTGTTTGTTCAAATTTTTCATTATTCATATTTAAAAAAATTACTAATAAAACAATTAATACAACAATTATTAAATTATTATTATCTTCAAATATCATTATATATTTACAGATATTATTTTTAAAATAATTTAAATATTTTTTAAGAAACAATAGCATAGTTTATGACATCATAAATTGTTTCAACATATTTAATTGTAAATCCATTTTTGAAAAGTTCATTATTTCTTTCTTTAATTTTTTCAACATCTTTTTGATTTTCTTTTGGATATAAAACTAATTTTACTCCTGCTCTCTTTGCACCTTCCATTTTTTCTTCAAGACCACCTATAGCAGTTACATTACCTTGAAGATTAATTTCTCCTGTTAATGCAATATCATGTTTAATTTTTTTATTTGTAAACATAGAATATAATGCTAATGTTAATGCAGCACCTGCACTAGGACCATCTTTTGGTGTAGAACCATCAGGACAATGCAAGTGAAATCCTCTTGGTTTATCTTTCCATTGTTTTAAGAGTTCATCTTGTGTTTCACTAGATAATAAATTCCAAGCTAAACTACATGCAACTTGGGTACTTTCTTTAATTACTTGTTCTAAATGTCCTGTTGCTTTAATTTCTAATGGATTATTAGTTGGAATCCATAAAGTTTCAATAGGTAATACACCACCAGTTCCTGATGTAGTTGCATATAGTCCATTTACAATACCAACTTTTGGTTCTTTGTTAATTTTATCATATTCAAATTCATGTTTATTTTTAAATAATGACTTAACATTATCTTCTGTAACATTATATGGAAAAACTATATTTTTGTTGTCAATTTTAGTTTTTGTTAAGTTAGCAATATTTAATTCTCTAACTATATTATATAAAAGTGATTTTAGTTTTCTAACACCACCTTCATTAGTATATTTTTCAACCATAAATTTAATAATTTTTTCACTAAATACAATATCTTTATCTTTTAATCCTACTTCTTTTAAAATTTCAGGTAAAAGATAATTTATACCAATATGAATTTTTTGATTAACTAATAAATATTTAGTTTCAACAGTAGTAATACGATCCATTAAAACTTTGTCTACTAATGAAGGGTTATTAAAAGAGAAAATCATTGTTGCTTTAGAAAGATCCAAATCAATGCCATGAAAATATTTATCTCTAAAATGACTATTTTGAACAGGATCAGTAAGATGAATTAATAAATTAGTTATTTCTTCACCTTTTGATGTTTGACTAATTTTATCTAATTCATCAAAATAAATAATAGGATTCATACATTTTGATGTAATTAATGCATTAGCAATTCTTCCATAAATAGATCCTTCATAAGTATATGAGTGCCCTTCCAAAAATGATGAATCAGTTGCACCACCTAATGAAATGAAAACGAAAGGTCTATCCATTGATGATGCAATACCTTCTTTAATTAATGTAGTTTTACCATTTCCTGGACATCCATAGATGCCAATCATAGTACCTTTTGATTTAGGGTTTCTAAATTTTTGACCCATAATTTGAACAATATGTCTCTTAGCCTCATCATGACCCCATACAGCCTTATCCATTGTTTTTTGAATAGTGTCTAAAAATGTTTTGATTTGTGCTGAAGTATATGATTTAATATCTGTTCCTTTATAAACTCCAAATGGAATAGTCATAACAGATTCAATCCAAGTTTTTAATTTTGTACTTTCACCTCTTGATGCAACAAGAGATAAATATTTCTTCAAGATATAATTTTTTTGACTAACTGGAATATTAAGCATAATGATTTTAAATAATAATGGTTGATCATTTGAATAATAATTATTAATTTCTTTTAATAATTTAAGATTTCTATCTTTGTCTTTTCTTGTTAAAGTTGCAAAATAATCAAATAAAACTGAATTAGTATCGGTTGTTGAAGTTTTAATTAATTCTTTCATAAAATCTTTATTTTGTTCAGTATTTAATCCAGGTTTATTTAAAATTTTATTCATTCTTCTTTGATAAATATTTTTATCGTCGTCATCATCTTCGTCATCGTCGTCATCATCATTATCGTCATATTCTTCTTCATCTTCTTCATCTTCTTCAACTTCTTCATCTTCTGCATCATCATCTTCATCATAGTCTTCATCATGACAATCTTCTTTATTATCATAATCTTTTGAATTTGTACGTCTTCTTTTATTTTTTTTCTTTTCTTTGGACAAATTTTCTTCATTGGATAAAAATGAAGAAAATGATAAATTTTTATTTTTATTTTTTAATTTAAAAAATTCGTCAATCATATCAATACATACTTTAATTTCAAGTTTTACTGCTTCCAGGGAAAGTTTTTTCATACCTTTTTTTTGAGGCATTTTATTAAATACCAAAATTAATTTTTTCATATTTTCACTAAAATCATTTAAAAAGGCATATAACTCTCTACCCTTGTATTCTTCACAAAATTGTTTAAGTTTTTTAATTGCAATCATTTTAAGTTCTGAAATAAATTGTTCAGAATCAAAAATAATACTACCTTTTCTTTTATTGTCAAAAAAGTCATTCATATCCATAATAGTCGGAAATTGTATTAATCATATTAATATGCAATTTTTTTAAATAATAATAAATACATAAATATCTTAAAGAATTAATAAAAACTTTAAAAATAATTTTATAGTTTATATTATATGTATTATCAAGTAATATCTCCTTTTTACACACAAATTGAAGGTGACACTTTAGCAGAAGCAATTAAAATGTTTGTAAAAGTTAATTATAATAATCAAATTAGAAATATGATTATTTCAGATCAATCAAATAGATATAATGCATCAATAAATTATTATAGTAAAAATAATAAAAATAAAATTGGTATTGAAGTAAATAAAGATACTGGTTATGTAGGAAATAAAGATACAAGTTATACTGTGTATCCAAATAATAATGTATTACAACCTATTTATAAAGAAAATGATAATGGTACTACATCAGAAATAGTAAGTATGGGGTTACCATTAAATTTGTCTCCAGTAAATTTACAACCAAACAATTCAATAAAAGTTTCTCCAATAATTACTGCACCCGGTTTAATAAGTACAACAAACAATGGTATTGTTGCTGGTATTAATGGTTCAGCTAATAGTAATATATTTTCAGCTAATAGTAATATAATTTCAGCAAATAATAATATAATTTCAGCATTTCCTGGAATTAGTTATTTATCTAGACTTAATTAATTTTAACTTTATTTAATTTAGTAATTGCTTCATTTAATATTTTTGATGATAATATCATAACTGGTTTAATATTAACTGATGGTGTATCAATTATTGATATTTTATTTTGTGAAGTTATTTCTTTACTTTTATTTTCATTTTTTATATTGTCAAAAAAATCAATATCAAAATCTTCAACTTTTGGTGTATATTTAATTTGATAACATGATAAAGATAACCCATATGAATTTTTCTTTATCCAAACATAAGAAATATTAGTTATTATTTCTACTTCACCGTTTATTTTTAGGTCTCCAAGCGATGTATAATTTTGAGAACTAATTTTAACATTTTGTGAAATATTCATTTTTAGTGTTGTTAAATTATCTGATTTTTCTATTGAATTAACAAAAACACATTTATCACAATTTATATTAACTCTTATATGTTTTTCTATTTTTTTAATTAATTTAATAAATTTAAGAGTATTATCCCAAATTGGATATATTGGTAATTTGATTTGATTAAATTTTAAATTTTTATAAGAATAAATCAATCTTAAGGGAGGCACTTTTAAAAATAATTCCTTCGGTATATCATCATCTAAATAATAAATATACACTTTTGTTAATTCATCGTTTATTATAACTGGAGTTCCTAAAATTATTTTGTTAATGTCAAATTCAGTATTGATATCAATAATAAAATAACTCATATAATTATAAGTTAATTAATTTTTTATATAATAATATTTTTTTCTAATATTAATATAATTAATGGAAACAAAATATTATGGTTATTTTTTAAATATGATAATTTTTAGTTTTATTTCTATGACAGTTTTAAATTCAGCTTTTAAACAAGGTGGTTGTGATTTAATAAAATATATTTCTGATTTAATAAATATTAATCTTAATTTATGTTTTGACTTGGAAAAATCATTCTATATTTTAGCAGGTATTTTGATTATTTCAAAAATATTAAATAGAGATACATGGTTACCATTTTTAGGTGAAAATGTATTACCTTCATCACTTGTTCCAATTAAAAAAATAGAAGGTGATACACAAGTAAAAGTTATTGTAAAACCTAATGTTAAAGTTGCATATTGGGCAGCAAAACCTTCGTTTAATAAAAAAGATCCTGATGTTAAAACAGCATATGATGATTATTCTAATAGTGGTGTTGTAATGTCTGATAAAAATGGAATTGCTATTTTAACTTTAAATAAAGGCAGTGGTTATTATGTACCATCAGGAAAACATATAAATTCCCATGTACATTACAGAGAACTAACTGATGATTATGCAATGATGGGATCAATACAAACACATTATTTTTAATGAGTTTAATATAAAATATAAAATATCAAGTAATATTGATAAGAATAGGTTAGATTGATGCCATTGACTCTTATCAATTTTAAAATATAATCAATCTTCATCTCACAATAAAAGTTTTATTTTGGTGAATTGTAAGTTCTAATCCTTTTAAAGATAATACCTTTAAAATGAGATTTGATTTTTTTAATTATTTTATAAAAATTGAAAATAGAATATTTTTGCTATTGTATTTTCAATTTATGGCTCAAAATATAGATATGAATATATATGATAGACAAATGCGAACTTTTGGAATCGATGCTAGTAAAAAAATATGTAATAGTAGTGCTTGTATTATAGGTTTAAATGGAGGTTATGGAACAGAAGTCTCTAAAAATTTAGCACTTTGTGGTATTAAAACATTATTTTTATGCGATGAAAATAATGTTAATATTAATGACTTAAATACAGGTTATTTTTATTCGAATGATGATATTGGTAAACCATATTCACAAGTATTATCCAAAAAAATTAATGAATTAAACCCTTATGTAAAAACAGTTATAGTTAAAAAAGAAAGCGAATTAAAAGATGTTGATGTTATTATAGTAATTAATAAAGATTATAAAACAATCTTAAAATATAATGCTTTTGCAAGAGAAAATAATATTAAATTTATATGTTTAAATAGTCATAAATTTATTGGTCATATTTTTGTTGATGCTGGTTCTTTTCATAATATCAATGAAATATCTAGTGAAAATTATGAACCAATTCAAATATTAAATATAGATAATAATGGTATTGTAACTACAAATGGACATGAATTTCAATTTGGTGATACAGTTGAATTATATAATATTCAAGGAACTAATATTGAATTTATGATAAATAAGCAATTTAAAATTGAGGTTATTAATAAGTTTAAATTTAAGTTAGTTGATTTTATAGGTAATAATTTTACTTTTTTAAATGGAACGATAAAATATATACCAATTCCTATTACAATTAATCATAAGTCAATTGATACTTTTGATAATAATATTTTTACTAAATTTAATTATGAAAATGATGAAAATATTGCAGTTGTATCAATAATGGGATCAATTGTTGCTTCTGAAACTATTAAATTAATAACTAATAAATATACACCGATTTCTCAATTTTTTGGCTGGGAAGAAGATGGTATTAATGGATCTTATAAAGAAAAAATTACTGATTCGGAATGGCTTGTTGTTGGAAGTGGTGCAATTGGTTGTGAATTATTAAAAAATTTAGCTTATTTAAATGTAAAAAAAATTAAAATTACCGATCCTGATACAATTGAAAAATCTAATTTATCAAGACAATTCTTATTTAGATCAAGTGATATTGGTAAATTAAAATCAGAAGTTGCAAGTAATAAAATAAAACTGATGAACCCTTCAGTTGAAACACAGTATTATAGTGAGAAAGTTGGTTTTGATAATAGATTTTTTACTGATAATATTTTAAAAGACAGAAAAATATCTGGAGTTTTAAATGCATTAGATAATATTAATGCAAGAAAATTTATGGATGAACAGTGTTTTAACTATAACAAAGCATTATTTGAATCAGGAACTTTAGGAACAAAAGGTAATACACAACCGGTTATTCCTTTTATTACTGAAACTTATTCAAATTCAAATGATCCGGTACAAGAAAAATCATTTCCTATTTGTACAATCAAAAACTTTCCGAATGAAATTACACATACAATTCATTGGGCAATGGATCAATTTGAATTTTTTAATAGAGGACCTTCTAATCTTAAAAACTGGTTAGAAAATAAAGATATGGATTTTCCTCAAACAACAGAAGGTTTACAAATGAATAGTGATATTTATATGTTTTCAACAAAATATAATGTATCTGATTGGACTAAATGTGTTATTTGGGCATTGGATATGTTTTATGAAAATTATAATTATAATATAAAACAATTATTATATAATTTTCCAAAAGATAGTTTAACATCTGAAAGATCATTATTTTGGTCAAGTGGTAAAAGATGTCCAACACCTTTAATGTTTGATATAACTAATCAACTACATATTGATTATATTGAAAGTACAGTTAAATTATTATGTAATTCATTATCATTAAATAGTAGTTTTGGTATTGAGGAATTAAAAGAACAGATACAACATTATAATTATAAAGAATTTATTCCTGAAAGTAATAAAACAATTGCAGTTAATGATTCAGAACTAAGTAAAGAAAAAGAAGAAAGTAAGTTTTATGAATTGAACAAAAACTATTTGGCTCAAAATATAAATGCACAAGTTTTTGAAAAAGATAATGATACAAATTATCATATTAAATGGGTTACATCAGCTTCTAATTTAAGAGCATTAAATTATGAAATTATTCCCGTTGACTTTTATACAACAAAAGGTATTGCAGGAAAAATCATTCCAGCGATTTCAACAACAACTAGCGTTGTTGCAGGTTTAATTATTATTGAAATGTTAAAATATTTGGAACAAGTCCCGCTTGAAAAATATAAATCAACATTTGTTAATTTGGCAGATAATTTAATTATTCCAGCAGAACCAATTAAAGCACCAAACGTAACTATTTGTGGAAACGAATTTAATTCGTGGTTTAAGTTTAATCATAATGGTGATTGTATATTATCAGAATTTAAAACAAAATTTGAAAAAATCTTCAAGTCAGAAATTACAATGATTGCATATAATACATCATTATTATATTCAAATTTTACTGATAGTGATGAAAATTTAAATAAAAATATTAGTGAAATATTAAAAGATTTTGATGAAGATATAGATTTAACTAATCAAATAGAATTAACATTAATGTGTGAAGATGATACAATGGAAATACCACCAATTATCTTTACAATGTAAAAACTAATTAATTATTTTATAAAAAAAAAATGAAAAATATTTATTGAGAGACTTTTAAATTATATTAATGCAAGATATTGAATTAAAACCTGATTTTAGACAAGAATGTAATGATAATGGTTTGAATTTAGATAATTGGAAAGTTTTTTATTTCAATTCTCAAAATAAAGATTTTATCAATGAATATGGTAATTTTTATATAATCAATAAAACGTTATCAGGAGATAATAAGTTACCTAGTATGGTAGCATTAGCTGGTTTCAGTGTAAAATCATTTTGTGGAACTACTAATAGAATTATTGAAAATTTAGATAAAATTCAATCTAAATTTAAAGATGTTTGGGTTTTATGTTTTACTGAACAAGTAAGAGATATGCAAAAACAAGCATGTAAAGAACGAGATGATCTAAATGCTGCAAAAAATAAAGAAATTTATAAACCAGAAATTGATCTAAATGAAAAATTAGGATCTATAGTTGATAAATTATTAAGATCAATAAAATTATCAAATGTTCATTTGTTAGGTAAATGTGCTGGTGGTGGGGTAGCAATTCACACTGTAACTAAATCTGATATTTATAATGCATTATACTTAGGAGTTCCTGCAAGTCCAAAAGATGTACAACATTTATTAACAAAAGAATGGAATAATAAAAAATTTATTTTTGCATGGGATAAAAGAGATGCATATCAATTTTTATGGGGTTTATCAAATCAAGAAATTGAAAAATATAAAAAAACAATGGAACATTTAGAAGAAAATAATATTGTAATTATAAATGAATATGGAGAAGGTCAACCTGATCCAAAAGCATTCCATGAAGTACCACATGATTTATTTGATTTACTTTAATATAAATATTTTGCAAGTATTGATGCTAAATAGTATAATATAATGAAAACAATTGTTACTATAATAATAAATAATATCAAATAAATATAATTTTTTTATATAATGGTTTTATAATGAACAATACTTATAAAGAAAAATATTTAAAATATAAAAGTAAATATATGAATTTAAAAAAAGCAAAAGCAGAGGAAAGAAAAGCTAGAGAATTAAGAGAAAAAGCTGATAATGAATATATTAAAAAAGTTTTAGAAGCTTGGGAAAAAATAACACAAACTGAACTATTTAGAGCAGATGTAGAAATGCTTTCAATCATTGGTAATACAAGTGTAGAAGAAGCTATTGAAATGACTAAAACAAAAATAAGATCTGAAGAAGAAACTAAACAAAAATATTATATGATAAATAGCATAAAAGAAGCCATGGATTTTCTAAAATTAAAACCAATAACTGAATTATCTGTTTATACAAATGATGATTATAATGATATTGATGATTTTTTTTAAAAATCAAAAGCGTATTGAGGATAATCTTTTTTTACTGATCTAATTACTAAACTTAAACCACCAACTAAAATATAATTTATCATAAATTTATAATTTTCATTTGTTTGTTCTAATAATATTTTATATTGATTTAATAAATATTTTTTTATCTTATCTGTTCCTAGTAAATTTAATTCATCATTATCTTTTTTAAAAACATGTATTGATATTTCTTCTTGTTGTTCTTTAGAAAAATTATTTTTATAAAAATCAGAAGTTTCATAATGAAGTTTTAATAATTCTGATTTATTTAAATTTAAAAATAAACTATGATCAATAAAAATAGAAATTTTAGTAAATAATTGAAATATATCAAAAGCTAATTGTTCTAGCGTTTTTTCTTCTTCATTTATAATTTTTTCACCTTCAATGTTATCAAAAAGATCTTTTGGAAGTTCTTCTTGTGTTATTGGATCCTTTGTAATATTATATCCTTTCATATAACTAAGGCTTTCTTTTTCTAAAAACCTTATTTTGCCTTTGATATCTTTATAAAATATAATATTATCTAAGTTATTATGTATAATTATCTTTTTATTGTTTTCTAATTTCCATAGATAATTCAGACTTATTGGATCAATATCATTTATACAATTTTCTACATATAATTTTTTAATATCTAATTTTTCATATTGTTTATAAATTTTACCAGAATTTGTTATTTTTTTACCAGTTTTTGGATTAATATTTTTATTAATTATCCATTTTTCATATTCTTCAATTGTTACTGACATAATTTAATTATATTTAGATTAATATTTTTTAAATTCATTTTTTCTTAATTTTATTTTTCTTTAAGCCCCTAAAATATATATAAAAATAAACCTATATTATAATTTAATGGAAACAGTTAAAGTAGAAATCCCTAAAAGAAAACCAAATCATTTTTTTGTTTTTGATAAAGAGAATAGTAAATACAATGAAGTTAAATATATTTCACAAAAAGAATTAGCTTTAGGTTTCCGCCAGGTATTACCTTGTATTTTTATAAGCAAAAAAAAAGAATCAAATAATAATAAAAGAAAATATTTAATCAATCATTTTAGTGTAACATTATGTTTTCTTCCTGAATACTTATGGGAAAGTTTAAAATATGATGGTGAAAGTTATAAAACCATTACGGATGGTAATACTTTATATTCTATAGTAGAAACTAATCAAGATGAAATTATGAAACATTTATTTAATGAAATGAAAAAAGTAACACCTGATAAAATGGTAGTAGAACATCTTGTTAATGAATTAGACGAGAGTCAACATTCAAGTTGGTTAATTATTAGATCAAATCATTATTTAAAATCAGGAATGTTATATGAACCTGAATATATAACAAGTCTTGAATAAACTATTTTTATTTAGAAATATATTAACTATATTTATAAATGAAAAAAGTAATAAAATTTAGATCTCGTGAAGAGAGATTAGAAATAGTTTTAGATATAGCAAAAAAATTAAGAAATTATACATTAGTAAATGGTAATACAATGGATTTATATCAAGACACCTATTCATTTATTTCAGAATTAAAAAATATATTTAATGATTTTGTTAAACAAGATGATATGTTACCATTAGATTATTCAGGAATATTAAGATTTGAAGAAATAGGTAAAGATATTGAATATGTTTTGCCTGCAACATATTCAAAAGAACCTTTATTTGTTATTAGAATGGAAAAAAAATAAATATATAATTAATGAAAATAGCTTTACTTTTAAGAGGACATTATCGCACATTTGAAAAAGTATTAGATAGTTGGAAAGCTGCATTAGATGGTTGTGAATATACATGTTTTTTTCATACATGGAGTACTGTTGATTCTACAACAGCCTCATGGTGTAAAAATCATTCTGAATCAGTTAATTTATTAAGTGATCAAATTAATATATTAAAATCATGGGATCCAAATTTAGAAATAGAAATACAAGAATTTAGTAAAGAAGAATTAAATGATATTTATGCAACAGCACCACATAAAACATATGAATATAAATTTATGTCGTTTAAAAATACCTTAAATAGAATTGATAAAAATAAATTTGATATTATAATTGTTGGTAGATATGATTTAATTTTGAATAACATATCATTTAAAGATCTTATCATTAATGAAAATGAGATGTTATTGGGAGCACGTAGTGATAATAGATTTGTACATAATTTGGCAACAAGTGATGCTTTATTTGCATTTAGAGCAGATGAAAAGGATAAATTTAATGAAAAACCATTAGATCTTATTGAAAGAAAATATAGATATAGCGAAGAGTGTTATAATGATTTTTTTTACAAGTCATTTAATAGTGTTTACCACAAATGGAATCAAAATACAGATTTTGATATTCAAAGATAAAATTATTTTTGATATTCTTTAACCCAATATATATATCTTATTTGTGATCCTTCATATAATTTTTCTTTTATAATTTGTAATCCGTTAGGATCTTTATCTTTACCATAAATTAAAAATTCTTTTTCTAAATCAATATGAATTTTATTTTTTGGATTAATTATTTTTTTTTTTACACCAAGTTTATAATCATATAAAGTCCAGGTTATAAGTCTCAAAGAATTAAATATATTTCCCAGTTCTTTGTCGGTTAAATTTTTAACTTTTCTAAATGGAGATATTTTAGCATGCCATAATGTATCAGCTCTTAAATAGTTACCAATACCAGAAATAATTTTTTGATTCATTAAAACATTACCTATTGGTTTTTCTAAATTTGATTTTTTTTTTAAAGCCAAAATAAATGTATCTAATGACAATTCATCATCCATTATATCAATACCTATTGATTTAAGTTTTTTATTAAATTCTTCTTCATTATCAAAAACTTTTATTGTACCAAAACTTAATTGATCATGAAAAAGTATTTTTCCCTTTTCAAAAATAAATTCAACATTTATATGTTCTTGTGCATTTTTTATATATCCTTGCATATAATCAACTATTTCATTATTATCTGTTGAATCAGGAAATTTATATTTATTTGAATCATTTTTTAAATAAAACCATCCACCTGTTAAACCTAATGTCACGCCAATAATTAATTCATTTTTAAGTTTAATATACATAAATTTACCTTTAGTTTCAATCTCTTCTACTTCTGTTGGGATATGATTTTTAAGTTTTTGATAATGTTCAAAATGTTTACTTAAATACCTTCCATTAATAATTTTTATATCAATAAGTTTTTGTTTTTTTATATTTTTTCTAATAAAATCTGCATATTTTTTAACTTCAACAATTTCTGGCATTATTAATAATACTATAAAATATTAATTTATATTTTTTTTATTATATACTATAATGAATGATATAACAAAAAAATATAAAAAATATAAATTAAAAGAATCAAATGAAAACATGAAAGAATTTTGTTTACCAAAAAAATTTAAATTACAACCTCAACAAGAATTCCTTCCCGAATATTTATGGGAAAATAAAAGTAAAGTTAATGGTTTATTATTATATCATAATATTGGTTCAGGAAAAACATGTACCGCTATAAATATTGCAGAAAAATTTAAAAAATCGATGAATATTTTAGTTGTACTTCCTGCTGCTTTAATTGGTAATTTTAAAGATGAATTAAGATCAAAATGTCCAAATGGTGAAAATACATATATGACAGAAAAAGAAAGTCAAAGAATAAAAGAATTAAATTATTCAGATACTGAATATGATGAAATTATAAAAAAATCTGATGAAAGAATAAATAAATATTATACAATATATTCTTATCATAAATTTGTTGATTTAATTCAAGAAAATAAAGTCAAACTTAAAAATACATTACTAATAATTGATGAAATACAAAATATGATTTCAATGACAGGTACATTTTATAAAACACTTTATGAAATAATAAATAAAACTGACAATAGTTTAAGACTTGTTTTATTATCTGCAACACCGATGTTTGATCGTCCTGTAGAAATTGGTTTAACTTTAAATTTATTAAGACCAAGTGAATTATTTCCAATTGGAACAGATTTTAATAATGAATTTTTAAAAACAGTAAAAACAAATAATGGTATTTTTTATAGAGCTATTAATTTAAAAAAGTTTAAAGATTTATCAAAAGGTATTATTTCATATTACAGAGGAGCACCACCACAAGCTTATCCTAAAAAAGAATTCAAAATAGTTAAATGTAATATGAATGATTTTCAATATAAAAGTTATTTAACATCTATGAGTACTATAACTAATTCAACAAAAGGATCATTCAAAGATGTTGATATTTTAAAATTACCTGCAGATTTTTTTTTAGGTCCACGAATGATATCAAATATTGCATTTCCAAATAAAAGTATTGGTGAATTAGGATTTTCATCATTTAAAAATGATGCATTACAATTACAAAATATTGAAAAATATTCAATAAAATTTTATAAGATTTTAAAAAAAATAAAAAAATCTGAAGGACCTATTTTTGTATATTCTAATTTTAAAGAAATTGGGGGTATTAAATCTTTAATTAAATTTATTGAATATCATGGATATAAAAATTATAAAATTTATGGTGAAGGTGATAAAAGATATTCTATTTGGTCAGGCGATGAAACACATTCTATGAAAGAAGAGATTAAACATATTTTTAATCAAAAAGAAAATCAAAATGGATCTAAAATTAAAATTATGTTAGGTTCACCATCTATTAAAGAGGGGGTTAGTTTATTACGTGTTGAACAAGTACATATTCTTGAACCATATTGGAATATGTCAAGAATACAACAAATTATTGGTAGAGCTATCCGTTTTTGTTCTCATAAAGATGTTCCAAAGAAAAAACAAATAGTAAAAGTATATATGTATTTAGCTACCCATACAAAAGAAGAAAGTACAATTGATGAATATATTTGGTCATTAGCCAAACAAAAAAGTAAATTAATTGAACAATTTGAACATGCATTAAAAGAAATTGCTATTGATTGCAAATTATTTCATGCAAGAAATGAATTTAAAACTGATGAAAGAAATATTATTTGTAAAACAAAATAATTAACTTAAAATTTTGCATATATATCTAAATAATTATATGGAATTAAATTATCAAAGTTAATATTTTCAAACTTTTCTTTTTTCTTTTTTTGATTTGTTTTTGGTTTTTCAGGTGTTTTTGGTTTTTCAGGTGTTTTTGGTTTTTGATTTGTTTTTGGTTTTTCAGGTGTTTTTGGTTTTTCAGGTGTTTTTGGTTTTTCAGGTGTTTTTGGTTTTTCAGGTGTTTTTGGTTTTT